TACCATGTACAGGTGCAACAATAGATTCTGTTACTTCTGGAATTGATTCCAGGGATGTGACAGGCTCTAGTGCATCTATAGTTGTAGTAATAGGGGTTATAACAGGTTCTACAGTAGGTTCCACTGTAGGAGTAGGTTCCACTACAGGTGTTATAACAGGTTCCACAGTGGGGGGTATAACAGCAGGTTCCACTGTAGGTTCATTAACAACGGGTTCTACAGTAACAGTCGGCGTATATATGTAGTGTGATACGTAGGAGCCCATATATTCTAGCGGGACATTTTTTTTTCGGCCAACCCTACCACGCCACTTTCTAAGAATCTAAAGGTTACTCGCCGTTAATTATATAAGTATCCAGTTAAAAATATGTCGGTTCTGTCAGCATTCAATACTCAACTCATTGCCTTTTTTGATGAACTTGGACAAGTTCTTCCAGACGAACGGGATATTAAAATGGCAAATGAGGCGGTTAAGGGTGCCAGGCGTATCAATCCTCGTCTGATTCTAGATCTCTTTTATGAACATGTCCATCGTGATCTACATGAAGCAATTAAGCGTAAGGACATTGTAAGTGTGCAAACTATTGCCCGTATTAAGATCATGAATCAATTCAATGAAATTATGCCTGCGTTGGCAATCTTTGATAAACACTGGGCAATTCTAACTGAAAGTACGCAAGATGCTATCTGGAAATATCTACAGGTTCTATGTATTCTATGCGAAAAGGCACGGGCAAGTGGTTCGTAAAAATTGACACACCTAATAGCCTATATATTGCCGTACAATGGACCTATTTGATCCACACACGTGGACAGAAGTAACTATACGTGGTAAAAGTAAAGGTAAGACTGTTAAACAACCTGCACAAAGTCATGAGGGCAAACTATTGCGATCACTAGATACGGATGAACCCCGTACAGTTATAAAATGCCTGAGTTCATCTTCTAGGCAACTAATTATTCAAAAACGTATTGAGCTTGGCTGGAATCAAGCAAAGCTGAATACTATGTGTGCATTTACATTAAATACGATACGGGATATGGAGACCGGGCATCTTATCCCAACTCCAAAACAACTTTCAGTACTGAACAGGGTATTGAAACTTGCACTTTCGTATGAGTAACCGCCTTATATGTATAACAGTCATAACAGGCCATATTTTTGATGCGTTAAAAAGATTTAAGGGAATGACTAATACATGAATAAGTAATGTCATCCGTATTTCAGACAAAGTATGATGAGTTTGCAAAAGAGCTACTTGAGACGTTTCCCGAGCATGAGGCTGTCATCCGTACGGCAATGGCCATATCGCCAGTTGACCGCCTCGCCCGTTTTCAGGCAGAAATTCATATCGTGGGATCTACTGACACGACGACCAATCCTAACACACTCCTACCTGGATTTGCCATTCCCGACACTGAATGGTCCACACTTTCCTCGGCATCACAGGGTGCAATATGGGAGTATCTCCGACTCCTTTCCATGTGCTGTTTCCTGGAAGCAGGTTTTTCAGAATCACCCGACACTGAGACAAAGTCGTGGATGGATTCTATGATGGGTCAATGGAAAGACAAGCTCGGTAAAGTTGATTTTGAAGGTCTACTTGGCAAGTTTGCAAAGGTATTTGGCGCAGATAGCACAGCAGGTGTTGATGCGAGTGGTTCAACTCTTCCTGGCGGTTTCAAAATGCCCGAGCTTCCTCAAAAGTTTCTAAAGGGACACCTTGCAAAGCTTGCAGAAGAGATTGTTCGGGATATCAAACCAGAGGATCTTGGTCTTACGCCCGAAATGTTAGAGGAATGTGAGAAGTCGCCCTCCCGGGCCATCACACTTCTTGTTCAAGTCTTTACCAAGAATCCAGGTGCCATTCAAAGTACGATCAAGAAGATTGGAAATCGTCTCCAGCAGAAAGTACAATCTGGTCAGATTCGCCCTCAAGAGATTGCAAGAGAAGCAGAGGAACTTATGAAGGAGTTTGCATCCAATCCTGAATTCGTAGATGTAATGGAATCACTCAAATCCATGTTTGGTTTTGAAGACATGGATCTTGCCCGTCAGGCGGGAAGGGAAGGCTCTGCTCGGCTCTCTATTGTTCAGCAGCGCCTCCGCAAGAAGTTGGATGCAAGGAAAGCAAAGAATGCTGGGGCTAAATAGGTTGAACGATGGAGTACTGCGAAACTCCATTCTGGGAAAGTCCAATTGAATTGTTCACACGATTTAGTCTTAAATACAAACCCCAGTGTAAGAACCAAGTATGGAATTTTAGTGCCCGGATACTGATCCTTGCATTCATAGTGGGTCTCGTTGGTATGCCATTATGTGGAACAATGTCCCTTATAGTATCAGTCTTTCTTGCATGTGTTATCGCATTTGTTATAATTATGACAGCGGTTCCAACATTTTATCCTGCAAGAGTCGTAACTGCGGAAGAAACTCAACTAACACCAACAGTTTCATCATATGTTATGCGGGATGAAACAATTAATCGGGAGGCGAAAAGGGAGGGCGTTTGGAGAGGTGGTGAAGGATTTACAAACCCAACGATAGTTGGTGCAGAAGTAATGCCCCGAATGCAGAATATGGATGTGGCTACATATGCAGGACCATCGCTACCTGATTATACACCGCCAACGTCCCGTAATCCATTTATGAATATCTTATTAGACGAATACAAGTATAATCCAGATAGAGCAGAGGCTGCACCTGTAAATGATCCAGCTGTTAAACAGACCCTTGATGATTACTTTCGTGTACAATGGTTCAGTGATCCAACAGATGTGTTTGGTAAAAATCAGAGCCAACGTCAGTTTGTGACACAGCCGAGTACATCTATTCCGAACGATCGTGAATCATATCAGAATTGGCTCTATAAGATTCCTGGCAAGACATGTAAGGAGGGTGGTAGAGAAGCGTGTTTAGCAGGTACAGATGGTGGACCAGTTACATGGTTGAATCAGGCCCTGTAGAGAGTATTTCACATATTATTTCACATATTATTTCACATATTATTTCACATATCATTAATGATATATAAAATACTATAATTATACGAATGGTAAAGAACATGCACATGCGCCACCCTTTTGCTTTAGTGGTTGCGTCTGTACCCGAGGCTTTTTTCCTTTGCATGTGAAATGTCGTAATGTTTTACCTCGGCTTTGCAATACAGATCGTACACACGTTCCTATTGCAGCAGACTCCTTTGCTTTTGACTTTACCCCTATAGTTTTACGCACATGTTTGATACATCGACAGAACTTACGGGACACAGAGTTTCGTTTATGCATCTCTTATCAACATACATTTTTTATTGGCATAGTAGAAGATATGGCGTCCTGGAACATTAATCGCATGACTCATGCCCGTGACGATCAGTGCGGTATTCAATCTTATTATTCTCAATCTGTTGGCCCTGGCAGATATGTGACTACAAATCTAGTGCCAAAGGCGTCCGGTGTAAATCCGGCAGCCGTTGACAACCTGCTCATTTATCCTCGGGAAGGCTACGGTTATAATAACGCAGCAATTGATGCTGACTCAGTACTTCGTAATCAGATAGGATTCAAAAACAATCGTTGCCAAACTCGTGCACAAGCCCGTCCCTTCCTATCAGTTCCATATATGGCTGGTGGGCGCGGCAACCCCGATGTGGAGAGTCTTCTCATGCACTCCGAACAGGTCCGCATGGGTAAGGAGTGTGGAACTGTTACAGAGCAGTTCTTTGATCAGCAGTTTACACCCATGATTCCCATACTAAAGCAAAATATCCAGAAACCCAGCAATCTTGTGGAAGAAGCAGCTGCTCCTGGATGGATTCACGGCGGCATTCCATCCCGCTCATACTTACGTGACGTTAACTGCTAAACATATAGTAGTATGGATAACTTTTCAATAGTATATGTTGCATTAATTAATATTGGTGCAACATACGCTAGTATATACCTTCTAAATATGAATTATTTACCATTTTTAGCCATGATGGCTATAATCTATGCATGTGGTGGCATTTTAATAAAATATTTAAAGAAACCTAATACAAAAAAAGGGCTAATAGATGAAATAAAAGTATTACTTGCAAGTTTAGGTATTAGTATACTTAGTAATATTATATCCCTACTACTTGTGTATTACCGGTTCGGCGGATGGCAGACCCTTGGATTTTTTGGAATGGGTCTTATGGTAGGATTATTATTATTATTAATAAAATTATAAGAAAGTTTCAACTATATTAGATATGACATCCCTGAACGATGCATTTAATCCTGTAGAGGCACATCCTTGGGAAAAAAAGGAGAATCCCCAGGTCTATGATTATCAAGTTACGCAATTTATTCATCCCGATCCCCAGAGACATGTCCTTGGCCTGGTCGGCGGCAATGAGGTCAGTCTCGTCAAAGGTAATATGGTAGATCTTGAATCAGACCTACGTCGTCTGAATATTCCGAACACCTTTTGCCCATGGCGTCAATACCAGCCTCCGAATCCATCTGATGGTGAAATTGTTCGTCAGAATGTGAAGACCGATCAAAAAATAGATGTTCGCCCACAGCACTTACCTACCTATCAAATGTGGGCATATCCTGGTATGCCTGCCCCTGTACCGATGAAGAATGAAGTCTGTACGAATCCTGAGAAATATTAGACGTCTTTTTAGGTATGATATGTAGAAGAGAGTATGTCCTGTCCTACCAAACAACAGGCCTTTACACGAAATCGCTATGACGATTTTCACCAAGTAGATGATAATCGTATTAGTACCTATGCAAGTCGCTATACATTAAATCCCCCGGCACTAAACTGCCCTACTACATTTCCTGCGAATGCTACGGTCCGTCTTCAAAAGAGTGGCGATGCCTGGGTTCAAGGTCAGTGGCGCACAGACGTAGAATCCGATTTGCGTGGTATTGGTCGCCTTGACAGCCGTATTCGCTGTGATTATGCACTGTATAATCCTGACACAAATGAGATGAATCAGATTGCAGTTGCAAATGCACCAGATCAGATCATCCCACTTACCTTTGCCCGTCTAGTAGACCCGCCCTGTACATTACGTGCAACTGGCTGGAATCGCTGGACACCACTCTTTCATAATCCACAGGAGACATTTGAGACTCCATTTGATCATTACATTCCGAGTCGCTCACAAGATAAGGAACGCTATAATACGCATTCGCCAAATTCATGCTGGAATATTGGAAAGTAGGAGTTAATGTTCTATACGAAAATAATGCGTTTGATGAAATTCATTGTGCACGATTATGCTGTAAAAATAGAACATTAACAGAATGCTAAGTATAATTAAAAAGGTGCATGGCTCAGGATTCGTCATAATACATATAAGCCATATAAGTTTAGGCTATATTAGTTTATCACATAGTTTGTATCATAACAAGTATATGATACAAACTATTTACATATCAGTGGCAAAATACGCATAATAAATGCCTGTTACTTTGTAGTATGGAAGCCGCAGTAGTAGCAGGTTTTTTAGCAATTGGCGGATATATTGTTACAAAGCTCTCCAAATCCGGTACACAGTTTTCACAGAATTCACAGAATTTACAGCAACAAGAGCCCGAGGGATTCGTATCACAGAATGTCGCAGCCCAACGAGGACCCGACACTGATGCCCTTACGCAGACTAAAAAGGGTGGATCATCGGTTGGATTTGGTCCCGAACTGGATATGATGTATCGTACACCAAATGGTCAAACCTATCCGTCCGAACCAAATCCTGGCCCATATGGACAGCCCCTCGGGTATGCTACACAAGTGCCCCCACTTGCACCATATGCCTCCCCGGCTTCACAGGCTGAGCCACAGCCCATTGATTCTAATAGACCAATGGTTGAGTTTCGCTCAGATAATATAGAAGAATCACCCACATATGTTGATGGCAACTACATAATTTCGCCCCTTTCTGGACAGAAGATACCATCCACCGATTACAAACATAATAATATGCAACCTTTCTTTGGCGGTCGCATGAAACAGAATACAGCCCCTGCTGCAAATCAGAGTCGCCTAGATGCATATAATGGCGGCGGATCTACCCAAATCAAGAAACGTGAAGTTGAAAATATGTTTGAAGCTAGTCGGGCACCTTTTGGTAATCCATTTGGAATGGAGGACAATACTGACTTTTTCCAGAGTCGCATGGATGAGCCAGTAGCCCGTAATGGTGAGCGGCCATTTGAGCCAGTCAAGGTCGGTGCAGGTATTGGTGAAAAGTTTGGCCTACTCGGAAAAGGTGGATTTCAGCAAATGGAAGTTAACGAAATTATGCGCCCCAAGGACACTGATCAGCTTCGTGTTGCTACAAACCCTAAAAATACATACAATACGCCGATGGTGCCTGGTGCGCATTTTGTAACAGCACACGCCGATAATGCTGGAGAGGTGCGCAAGTATCGCCCAGATCGCTTCTATGTTGATGAGACAGGTGAGCGCTTTTTTGTAACAACAGGTGACTTGATTAAGGAGACTACACGCCCTGTTCAAGTGCTGAATCACACTTCTCGCCCTGAAACGTCCGTGGCATATGGAGGTATTGCAGCGTCTCAAGATGATCAGCAGAGCTATGTAACTGGCTCCTATCGTACACCTATGACCCAACAGTATGGTGGCACCCCCTATCGTAATGCAAATATGGAGAGCTACTATACGAAAGTCACAGATATACCAACCGCAGACTATGGCAAATCATCCATTGAAATGCGCCCGAATGAACGTAATGAGACATCTGAGCGTGTCATTGCAACTAACTTGTCACCTGCCGATACTGGCCAGGTTATTCAGCCATTTACTGATATTGCGAGACCAACACGGAGAGCTGAGACAATTGGTGCTATTCGCATAACTGGCACACCTGTACGATATGAAGGTGGTGCACCTGCGGTTACTGTATGGGATCCGCAGGATATTGCCCGTACAACTGTTAAAGAATCTACAATCTACCTGGATCGTATGGGAATTGCTGCGTCTGCATCGGCCCCTACTCGTCTCAAGGTATATGATCCTGATGATATTGCGAGACCGACGCAGAAACAACAACTATCTGCGCAGCCAGGATGGTATGGCCCGAGTATGGCTGCTTCGCAGGATTCAATGGATCCGAGCTTTGCGTATAATATGCGCACAAATCCCAATAAGGAGATCATTGCACAGGGTCGTAAACCAATTGCAGGTTCTGGCTCAGTTGCAGTCTTTACAGGTGATCCTGGTAAACAGGGATCCAAGAAATTGGACACAGATGTCATTAACGATCGTGCACTGTCGGTTAATCGGCCCATTGGGGGTGGTGGAATTACACCAGGCGTGGGTGACATTGGTCGTATGGAGTATCGTGTACCGCTCAAACTGGATGTCAGTAGACAGCGTAATCAGAATGAGGTTATACAATCTGTTGTAAATAACCCTCTTATGCAGAGTCTTCATAAAAATGCAGAGCATGACGATCGTATGCTCCGTGAATATGAAGATATGTTAGCCAGGCAGAGTGTAAAGACCAAATAGTATAGAATAGCATATGGAAGAATATATTAAAGCTAGGCTTGAAAGTGGATCATCTCAGTATATTGTATATATTGATATAATAAATTTGCCATGTACTAAACCTGTTGTATTTGAAACAGTATATGATATTATTAAGAAGTATGCAAAACGCCCCTTTATCATATGTCAAACGCTTGAATTCATACATGTCATGTATATCAACTACCCGCATACTGGACAAGCAGAATTATTACGTGATATTAATTATATCATGTAAACCTAAACCTGAGATATGTTGAATTATGAGATGTCTGGAGCAATAATTGTAACAGGTCCATCAGGTTGTGGAAAAAGCCATTGGATTCAGGCATATGCAAAAGAAAAGGGTCGGCAATTATTCGTATGTCCATGTCGTAAAGATCGCACATTGCGGGATGGTCGTCAGAAGCTACATATTTGGGGGCGTAGAACAGAACCCGCTATTTTGTGGCTTGAAGGCGCAGATGATTTGACACCTGAAGCACAGGCCTTTTTGCGTCGTATTCTAGAAACACATGCTCCACAGGTGCAGTTTATCTTAGAATGCAGGGATTCAAGCCGACTTCAAGAGCCAATTCGCTCCCGATGCACACTTCATCGTATAAATCAGCCGACATGGGATCAACTTGTTGCAAGTGTAGCCGATATTCGTAAAATAAATATGGAAGAAATTCGGGAGTATCTCTTGCCACATGAGTATTCGTATAGGAGAATTAATCACTGTATTGATCTCATGTTAAACTTGCCCGACTTATGGATATATACACGGGACCATAGAATACAGGAGAGGGTCGCTATTGCTACTGCAGATGGTAATAAAATTCCAGAATATATGTTACAGGGTTATAATCCCGAAGCACTCCTTTATGATAGATTGCAGAATGAGGGTACGAATAAACTATTATTGGACTACGGTGAGTGCCTGGAGCGTTCAGGATCTCTATGGGCATTTTTAGGATATGCATTATGATAGCGTATTAATTACGATTCTGATTTGGAGAGTTGAGATTAGAGTTCATCATGAGTGATTCCATATTATCGGTATACTCCGACGCACGTACCGAGTACACTAAACAGCTCTGCGCATTCTTGGTACCGGCTTACTTCCAGTTCTTTTTGGCTCTTCTTGAAAAAGCTAGAGATCAAACTCAGGGCGAACATAAGAAATTGCTTTGGCACTATCAGACTCTTCTCAATGATATTTCAGAATGGAATATGGAGAAGGTAAATACGGAGATTGCAAATCTGCAGACGGCATGTGGTTGTGATTATATGGATGATCTATTGACGGCTGTCTTTATTGCACATACAAAAGTTCTGACAGCAATTCGTGTATCTTCAAAACATAAGAAGATACAGATAAATGTTCCAAAAGTAGAGCATTTCCTTTTCAAGGCGCTTTGTGAAACTGGCAAACTTCTTTGGGGTTCAACATATCTGTTCCGAGAGGATGTGAATAGTATTGAGAAGCAGCAGAATTATAGGTCAATTGAGAGCCTATTACAGGATGGTGTTGTACAGGCTGTTCGTGCACTTGTCCCTGTCAAGTCTATTCTAAGGGATTTTGTATCAAGTGAGGGAGATGATGATGATGAAGATGAGAAAGAGGTTGAGAAAGAGGTTGAGAAGGTTGTTGAGAAAGAGAAAGAGGTTGAGAAGGAGAAGGAAGTTGAGAAGGAAGTTGAGAAGGAAGTTGAGAAGGAGAAAGAGGAAGTGAAGAAAGAAGATGTTAAGGAAGAAGATCTTAACATTGTAAAAGTTATAAAAGAGGATGTGGCCTCTAATGATCAGCCCATCCCTATTATTCGTTTAGATGATAAACCAGAGGTTACTTTTGCAGAACTTGATGAAGTATTTGATTCTGAGAATCCAGATGGATCTGATTTAGTTATTGGCGGCCATGAATCTCCCCCCGGTCTAGAAATTATGGACGGCGATGCCATGCCCCTCTCAGATGATCTCGGCGTAGAAAGTCTAGACTTAGATGGATATGAGGTCCTCGTCTAACTGCGTTGCGTTTTTCTCGCCCCAATACTCAATGATGGAGCTCCCTACCTGGTTCCCATGGATGATCGTCGGCGGCCTCTTTTTCATGGCTCTTAACTTTATTGCATCAAAGTACAATCAGCGTAAACACTCTACAACAATGTTTGCACAGGATTTCATGAGTGGCGGAATTCTCATTGCCCTGATGGGCGCCCTTGTTCCTGACTATTTTCCAAAATTCCCAATCTCATCTGTAAATGTTGGCTCTTTACCATCTTTTTCATCAGATATTGATCTTCAAGTGGGGCCTTTACGAAGATAAGAAATAAATTATATAAAAATATATAAAAATATATAATAATTGTTATACAATTACTAATAAGTAATTGTATAATAAATTTGATACATCTTAACAGGTCATAAAATATATAATGGCACTATATAATTTTGGACTTAATAATGAGCAATGGTCCCAATTTAAAAAGGTAATTGAATCAGAAATTACGGCACACCTGAATAATACTACTGTAATATGTGATAGATATGCACTCTATGGTTATGTAGCAGTTCATCATAACGATACTATGACATCATATATTCACAATAGATGGGGTGATAGGCTATTCATTACAGGTGATATTGAAGATATGAATTGTGTTCCTAATATTATATATACCCTTACAGAACAATTACATATAATAAGGGCACATTAGTTTATTTGTTTGAAAAATATTCATCCAGTTGAGATTGTGTTAACCATATTTTCTTGTTCTGAACAATCGCATAATACATACTTCTATTTTCCATATCCCATAGATTTCCTAAAGTGCGATTGCCACCCCATATTCCTCCATCTATTCCAACCGCCCCACAAGAACACATTTTGAAATCGTGTATATATTGTTTCCAAACATTTTCTACATTGAATAGCGTGTCTTACTTGTGTATATTTCACGGCAGCATAGACTATGGAATTCATTTATCTATATACTTAGTGTATACCTTAAGATCCAATAGAATATACCGATTTTCCACATGGTACCTTACCTTTAAATCTAAACATATCAAATACAGGCTTGGTAAATTGTTCACGTGGAATTGCCTTATGAACATCCCTTGCAATTCTCACATAGAGTTCAAATCCAGGATATCTCTCATCACTTGATTCATCTTCATATATAGTTTTTCCGTCATCATCAATTGTCCAAGAATAGAGGAGATTGAAAAGCTGTGAATTTGTCTCGTATATAATCCAAGATCCATCTTGCGAAAGAGGTGTAACTAATCTTCCCCTCTTTTTACTCGGTGTTTCATCAAAGAGGCCATCTAGCATACTAACAGATAGCCTACATAGATCAAATGACGGATTGGGTGTTACTTTTGGTTCATATAAATTCATAATTGGCCCAAAATTATATTGGCCACCTGCATCATTATTTTGGCAATGATCATCTGATACCCAGAGCTCTTTACCTATACGAAAGATAGCCCTGCCAAAATCAATCAGACTAAAGATCTTTCCATATGTTGGCACTCTCCATGATGTCCCATCCCTTGCCCTATAGTATAGATACTCCTCTGTTGTCTCTCTCCAGAGGACATTATTAGTATGCAGATCATTATGTGTAAAACATATGACTTTCTGGAGAAATCCAAGACTCGCAATTACCTGCCATGTCCATGCAATCCACACACGTTCCCACCCTTTAGAGCCACGGGTATGTCCACAGAGCTCCATTTCCTCTAATAGCTTATCCATTGTCCCCTCTTGACACTCCTGATAGACCATAATTACTGGCATAGATGGAAGTTCTAAATTAATTTCTAGAGAGTCTTCACTATCGTTGTCACTGTCACTATCGCTGTCACTATCGCTGTCACTATCGCTGTCACTATCACTATCACCGCCACTATCGCTATCGCTATCACTGTCACTACCACTGCTGCTATTACTATCTGACTTTTCTGACTTTTCTGACTTTTCTGACTTTTCTGACTTTTCTGACTTTTCTGACTTTTCTAAATTGTCAGACCGCCCATCACTAAATGTAAATGAATGGAGTGAATGAGCCCCATCATCTATCTCATCCATCGTCGGCAGGTTCTCAGATGAGAGCTCTGTAATAGAGGACGTGTCACTTTCATTAAACGGACATGTAAAATACTCCTTATACGTCTCCTGGTATTCTTCAGACATAGATATATCTTGACTATCTTTAAGAACCTCTAACTTTGCGCCATGACTTGCTATACCCCGCCAAAACCAGCGACATTGCCGATAACTTGCAAAATCATCCGAAATACGATACTTGTATGATTGCGATATGCCTGTCATAGAACCATATGAGAGTGTGCAATGCGGTGTAAGATCAAGCTCTCTAAAACGGCTCATAATATGATTTGCAATCGCATCAACATACGCCTGATTATTCGGACTATGCAGTTTCTGTAGGGTATTTCGCCATGCTTTTTCACCCTGTGGAAGCAATGGGTGCGCAGGTGTCATATATTCTTGACGAAGTATGCCAATTGGATCCAAAAGATGAATAATCTTGACAAATACCTTCACATCCTCTCCAGATGTACCCAATTGTGCATCAACCCGTTTACATAAAAAATGATTTATACCGGATGTATCTGCAGATTTCCAGTCTGTAAGAGTATAGCGGGTTGGAAATGCAGCAAACTTTCGTACCAATCCATCATTTGTTATAAATGTATCTAGCCCAGGATGATATCGTTGAAAATGGGAATATTTTGCAAATGCCATTCTCTCATTTTCGGTAATCTCCATCGGACGGCAACGGGTATGAAGTATATCGGAAATAACACCCTTCATTCTCCAAATCACATAGACAATGGAAACCCTGTAGAATGCGCATTATAGTGTTCTTTATTTTTAGTTATAGAGATATAGAACTATGGCAACACCCTCAGGCGCAATGAGTGTGAATCTCCGGAAATTTGATATGAAAACCATTCCGCAAGATGCAGTTGCGGTATTTATCGGACGTCGCCGTACAGGCAAAAGTACTCTCGTCCGCGATATGCTATTTCATCATCAAGATATGCCCCTCGGTACTGTAATATCAGGTACAGAGGAGTCAAACGGTTTCTTCAAAAAGATGATTCCACCCCTCTTCATTCATGGCGAATACAATCCAATCATTCTAGCCAATTTCGTGAAACGCCAGAAACTCATTATGCAGAAGATCTTGAAAGATACAGAGATGGGCGTTAAAACAAAATATGATCCACGTAGTTTTCTCATTTTAGACGATTGTATGTACGATGACGCATGGACGTATGATAAGAATATTAGCTATCTATTCATGAATGGCCGATGGCTCAAAGTATTCTTTTTGATTACTATGCAGTACCCCCTCGGCATTAAACCAGCCCTTCGTACAAATGTAGACTATGTTTTCATTCTCCGAGAACCCTATATCAGTAATCGTAAGCGCATCTTTGATAATTATGGTGCAGCCTTTCCATCGTTTGAATTCTTCTGCCAAATCATGGATCAATGCACACAGAATTATGAGTGTCTTGTAATTAACAACAATAGCTCAAGTAATAAAATGGAAGATCTCATTTTCTGGTACAGGGCTGAAATGCATGGAGAATTTCGCATTGGTGCCCCCGAGTTCTGGCAACATTCTGCAATGCACTATAGGGATAAGGATGAAGAAGACGTAAATCAATATGACCCGATGGCAATGCGCCGCCTCAAAGGACCCGCTATCACCGTAAAAAAAACGTAGCAGGTAAGAGAGAATGACATCGCAATTTCGCACACTTATGGCATTTGCATTTGGTATTGTAGCTGGTATAATGTTGCTGTACATATATTCAATGCCCATGCCATGGCAGACAGATGGGTTCGTTGATACTGTGAGATGTGGCCCAAATCTTGGTACATGTCCTGATGACTTGCGATGTATCAACGGCTATTGCAAGACAGACGTCGCAAAAACACTTCCACCCCTATCTGATCTGCCAATTCATCCCGACAGATACCCATATCGCCAGGCATAGAAAATCTATGGACTTCGTAGAATGGCTCGTAAAGGAACACACCAAATGGGACTCGTAACTATGCTAATAATTCTGGTAGCAATCGTTGCATTTGTACCTTGGTTACTGCGTATACTGATTCGCACAGTGTCGGGCTTTGAAGACTCTGTACCACAGGTTGCTGCTTCTCCAGTGAACTATGTCCCCGATCAGAATACTGACTATATCTGCCGATCTCCGAACAGCAATGGAGTACCGTGCCCTGAGGGCGAATTCTGCGACGGTACCCGCCAGGTTTGCGAGAGAAAGACAGTGCCCTCTACGGAGAGCATTAATGGCTACTTTTCTTAGATAAATTCATATAATAGTGTATTCAATACACATATATATACATTTTATACATTTTATACATTTCATTACTCTTTCACATCGGATGATCGCTCTAGCTTACGGGCAAGTGCAAGATCACCCGGCGCATCAAAGAGGCCACTGTAGTTTGAGCTTTCGGCGCCAACCACTGCATTTACAGCAGATACTTCTGGCTCTTCACCCTGCACAACCTCAATAACCTTGGAATCTGAACCAAACTTAGCAGGGGCCCCTTGGACACGCTTATTCTTCTTCTGCTCCTCAAAGTACTGGTCCTTGCTCTGCTCATTCTCCTTGTACTTCTTCATGAGTGAATTCAGCTCCTCTTGCGCATACTCTTGGTTTTCAACACTGTTCGGTGCAGGATCCCATGGGGTCCACTTTCCAATCTCTGCCAGGAAAATATTATGAATCTTGTCACTTGCCTGAAGTCTCTTTACACGGAGCTGGGCCTCACGCTCATCACGGACAACTCCACGAATCTTAATGCCACGCACAGTTGTCTTGAAATCATTGGCACTGTGAAACTCATCCTCTAGCTTGGTATGCTCCTTAAACATAAAGTCCTTGAAGTTCTCTGCAATAGTTGTCTTACTAACATCCTTTTGGTTCTTGGCAACAAAACTTTGGTAATTACCGAGTACATCATCAATCTTGATGAGACACTTACGGCAAATGTCGGCAGCGGGTTGCTGACCCTCTTTCTCTAGCATACGGGTATGCTCAGATAGCTTATCATTAATCTCAGTTACGGTACTCGCCAAAAACTTCTCCAGATTTTTAACCTTCCAACTAACCTCATAATGCTGGAGAAAACGTTCAAAGAAGAACTGATCCTTGCGCTGGAGTACATTTTCAGGCGAAATAAAGCTGATCAGCGCATACTTCTGACCGGCAATTTCAGGATCCTCATCCAGGTAATCTTCAGTAACTTGTGCAGACTTACTCATCTTATCTTCCGGATCTTAGGGCTCTGCCTTTAGACCGATATGACCCTACGGACATTAAGTACTACGGGGAGCAACTTTAGGGCCACGTGTTTTTTTTCGCACAATCAAATATACAATGGACTACGGAGTTGCTGAAGTTATCAACCGTGTGATCAAATACCTGATTGAGGGCCTCGTAGTTGCGGCTGCTGCGATCTTCATCCCCCGTCGTGCGCTTCCCCTTGATGAGGTAGCCACGCTCGCTGTTCTTGCGGCGGTCGTTTTCGCCATCCTTGACGCCGTCTCCCCGAGCATGGGTGTGACGACACGCCAGGGTGCTGGACTCGGCTTAGGCTTCAAGCTTGTCGGCTTCCCAGCGTAAATTACGCTGAAATGTAATAACATCATGTATCCAACACTTTTGTAGTGTTTATAGAATTTACGTACTCATATGAGGAATAATACATATTCCTAACCTGATTATTTTGATACATATGATAATAAATGATATTATATATTAATAATATACTTGGTAGTTTGTGAAATATTAAACGGTCTACATATTGTACATATGCATGAATCTATCAAATTAGCATACATATTTAGGTATGTCTGCAGTCCTCACAACAATTCTAGCAGAAATTGCACTAGCTCTTCACCCAATAATAATTAAAGAGGTTCCCGCCACACTTGCAACACAACTCCTAGCCCGTCTCGGTACATATGGAACATTAAGCTTAGCTCTAGCATCGTCTTCCGAACGCGCCGAAACATGGGGGTCCCTCGCATCAGCTGGAACATCTTTTGCCCTCGGCCTTATGAATATTGTACATATTGCCTCCAGCTATATATCATATGCCCTCTTACCGGCCGGTTCAGCCCTTGCCCTATTTTACACATATCCATTCATAAATATCCTTGCGGGTATACTATTTTTAGGCGATTCCATGCATTGGTGGCTCATACCCCTTATAGTCAGCGCTTTCATAGGTGTTCTTCTAATTGCATATTCTACGAAAGAGGCCGATGTGGAAGTGCCAAAAACGCATTTGAACGGATTTACAACGCACTTCAAAGGGGTTGGATGGGGCATTGTAATGGCCCTAATCTCTGCACTTACTGAAACTCTCATATTTATAGTTGCAAAAGTTCCAAGGGGTGAACACAGTCCATGGCTTTCAATGTCCCGTCTATATCCTGGAGCTCTAATTGCCCTATTAGGATGGCTCTTCATATCTGGCACACCAATACAAAGTAGCTGGGCTATCTGGGGGCCACTTCTAGCATTCAACATATTTGTCGGCTTCATCGGCTATTCTCTCCGCTTTTTCAGTATTCCTAAACTTCCCACAGCAATCTTCAGTATTCTGACATTCATTGGCGTCGTTGCAGGATATGGATGGGGTCTTATCTTCTCCAATGAAGTTCCCAAAATGCTCTCTTTAACAGGTGCAACACTTATTACAGGATCTATAGGTGTCATGCAATATCTGGGTAAAAATTGACATGGATAATTGTTCACACATATGTAAAATGCCCTACAAATATCGCCTAGAACTCTTGAAACTTGTTGCAGATTCCCCATATATAAATATTACATCTCGCACTGATGACAATGCAGGATATGATTGCTATTGCGCAATAGATATGGCAGCCTCAACAGTTGGCCTCCCTATACTCGTACCCCTCGGTATCAAGGCAAGGATGGTAAAGATAGATTCAGTATCAGGAGAGGAGAACGATTGTCACTATTGGCTACTGCCTCGCTCGTCAATCTTTAAAAAAGGCCTTATTATGGCCAATAGCGCAGGTGTTATTGATAAGACATACAGGGGTGAACTCAAAGGCCCTGTTGTAAGTTATTGCGCAGCACAGCACTGTTCAGGCTGGGGAACCGTGCAAAAGGGTGAGCGACTCTTTCAGATTGTAGCACCAGATATGGGGTGGATTCATGAAGTACGAATTGTAGATGCCCTCTCAGATACTATTAGGGCCGAAGGTGGATTTGGATCAACTGGATAGGCTTATCCCCTCAAAACTAATTGCCTCACCCAATTGTACAGACCGTGGATCCACTGTTGCAATAAATGCCTTGTCATCATTTACACCAAGTGATACTGCAAAATTGTCATCACATAGATCAACAAGTGAGCATGGAAATTCAATATAGCTATGTTGAAAAAATGCAAATGACTCGGAATAGGAAAATGTTCTATTCTGGAAATTAATATATAACCACCTATGCCCTGTTTTTGTTGTATACTTGTGTATCAAAAACAGATATCCACCCCCATATGGGATACCATTTGTACTTCCATGATAGAATACAAGATCATCATTCTTATGAAGCACTTCAAATGTATTTGTATTAATACCTTTAATTATAAGGGGAGATATAGAATAAATCACATATTGAAAACCATTCATATAAAATGGCATCCAATTCTTTTCAATTTGCGATGGTTCAAGAAGTTGCGTGAATGTAATAGTATTCCCTGCATCTAGAGTACCAAGAACCATCCGAGGATTTCCGCCAGGATTTAGTTCAGGATATGTGGCAATCACAGTATTTTTATCAACAAATCGTAGATCTTCTGCTCCTAGCCAATATGACGGATATACTGGAAATGGGTTAATAAATTGAAGATCACTATTATATGTATATGTAAACTCACCTTCAGAATATGTGCCACGAAATATGTGATATTTTGAAATTGACTTATTCTCGCCGAGTTTAAATGATTTATTACAAAACTTGCGATAATTTACTTGACGCACTAGAACAATGGCCTCTCCACTTAGACTAACATACATTGACGGATTTGTTTCAACATATGCATTAGCAGACCCTTCACGATCTTGAAACATGCGCTGAGGACATATTAGTGGATGCCATGATTGCACACCTATGCAGTTCATCTGCATAGGTCTACATATATATACTTTTAGACTGCTACAGTTATTAACAGTTATTAACAGTTATTAACAGTAATAACAGTCATAACAGTCACGTTTATTAGCAAGATTTAATATATTGCCAACCCATATCATGGCATATCTTCTGCCAAGTCTTGTCTTGCATGATTAGTTTCTCACGATTTTTGAGGCGTGTAAAACATGGCAGAAATTCGTCCATTTCTAGTAATTCACAGAATTTATAGAGAACATATGCATAGGATAAAAAGTTGCGTCGCCCTTTCGGCATATGCTTCTTAAATGCTGGTTGAATTTCACGAAACATGTGACGCAACTTTTCTTCATCTTCTCGGCTCATGAACGGCGCATTTTGACCATTCAGGCGATTAATAATATGTGGAATATGCTCATAATATTTGGATTTGCCCATTCCACGTAAAATCTCTCGCAACTTGGATGCTTTGAGTGATCCCATACTTGTAATTCTCTCTTTTTTGAGTTGTATTAGAATCTGATCATAAATCTCTTGTGGAATATCTGTACTTTCCTTGGCCTGAAATTGCGCAAGCCATTCATTGAAATGGTTGATCTTCTTATAGGCATAATATGCAACTTCACGGGGCGGATCCTTATAGGATGGCTTATCAGAATCAATCAAAATATGCTCCTGATTTCCACATCCAGGACATGTCAATACTGCCTCATTTAAACACATTGTCATCTCTGTGCCACAGAGTTCACAATATGTCCATTCATCCTCTGTAATAACTTCGTCCTGATACATCATAGTAGGATCCTCAATTGACAGGTATTTATTAAGTAGATCATTGCGCTGGAGTGGTTTAGATGTACTTCTTGGCACTGTGACTGCGACTGCGACTGCAACATCTTCAGACATATCCTCGTTTTTAACAATATCGTCCAAAATCGCAATAATACTTCCAGGTTTGGCTTTTACATATGCCTTATTCATATTATGCCCCTGCTGAATCTTATTCTGAACATCATAGTAATCAAATAGAATTCCCCCTGTTCGTAAGTAGTAGTCCATAATTTCATCATTATTCTCCAACTGTTTCGTTTTTTTCTTTAAGCACTCTATCTTTTGCTCAATCCGCCATATCTCTGTGTCAACAGTGGTTGATGCCAATTTTGCCTCAAGTGCCGTAATTTCAAGCATATAGTCTGAGATTTTTTCACGTTCCCCATTTAATTGTTCAATCTTCTGATTGTGGATTGCATCCAGGGTAGATCTAGCTTCCGGATTATTTTGCTTTGTACTCTTGACTTTGAAGAATATGTTTTCGCACATGATCTCGTATTATACATTAGGTTCTTTGAAGGTTTAAATCGCCTTATAGTACAAAAATGAAAAATAAAATGCGGTTTCTCCAAAATTATTTTGTGAACTCAAGATATAAAACATGACAGGTGGTGGCTTAATGCAACTCGTAGCTTACGGCGCTCAGGATGTGTACCTTACAGGTAACCCTCAAATTACTTTTTTCAAAGTTGTATACCGTCGCCACACTAACTTCGCGATGGAGTCCATTGAAAACCCCTTCAATGGTGCCCCGAACTTCGGCAAGAAGGTCACGTGCACGATTCAGCGCAACGGCGATCTTATTCACCGCATCTACCTCCAGGCCACGCTCCCCCAGGTCGCTGTCCAGCTCACGGACGGCTCGGGTGCGCAGTTCCGCTGGCTCAACTGGGTTGGCCACAACCTCATCTCCTACGTGGAGCTTGAGATTGGCGGTCAGCGCATTGACAAGCACTATGGTGACTGGCTCCACATCTGGAACGAGCTCACGCAGGAGCCTGGAAAACAGGCCGGTTACGCCAAGATGGTTGGTAACGTCCCTGAGCTCACGAACCTCATTGTCCAGGGCGGTGTCCCTTGCGACAATGACTGCTATGCCGGTCAGCCCAGCCTCTCTGAGCGCATTGGCAGCTGCACGCCGATGTACACGCTCTACGTGCCCCTCCAGTTCTGGTTCTGCCGCAACCCTGGACTTGCGCTCCCCCTCATCGCCCTCCAGTACCACGAGGTGCGCATCAATCTTGAGTTCAACGCCCTCAACAACCTCTGCTGGGACTATTCCAACAGCTCGGACCCGCATGCTGTTCGCAACCGTGTTGCGCAGACGGGTCTCGCCGCCGCCTCCCTCTATGTGGATTACATCTACCTGGACACGGATGAGCGCCGCAAGTTCGCCCAGGTCTCTCACGAGTACCTCATTGATGTGCTCCAGTTCACGGGCGGTGAGTCGGTCACGTCCAGCTCTAACAAGCTCAAGCTGAACTTTAACCACCCTTGTAAGGAGCTTATCTGGGTTGTTCAGCGTGACTCGTTTGTCAGCTGTGATGACAGCATCATCAACCCATGGAAGGGCCAGCAGCCGTTTAACTACTCTGACTGGTGGGATCGCTCGGTCATTGAGTCTGGCTACTCCGTCACCCGTGTTGAGGGCATGGCGGGCAAGAACCCCGTTATCACGGCGCTCATCCAGCTCAACGGCCACGACCGCTTCCAGGTCCGTGAGGGCGCCTACTTCAACTTGGTGCAGCCTTACCAGCACCACACCAACATCCCTGCGGTTGGTATCAACGTGTACTCGTTTGCGCTCCAGCCTGAGCAGCACCAGCCCAGCGGCACGTGCAACTTGTCCCGTATTGATAACACGACGCTTCTGCTGACGCTGTCCAACAACTCTGTTGGCCTCAACACGAGCTCCACCGTGCGTGTGTATGCGACGAACTACAATGTATTAAGAGTGATGAGCGGCATAAACTGCAACGTTTCAGCAATAACTGCTAAACGCCTGTGCCGAACAGCTAGCTGCCTCGTGCGTAAAAGCGCACGGGGACAAACAGTGTGACTAGCTAGTGGTCTTGGTGAAAACCAAGGCTGCGAGATGACCTGGTTGCGGGAAACCCCTTACAGCCTTTGCTACTACCGTGTGATGGAAACATCACATAGAATCCAGGGTAATGACCTCGGACATAGTAAAAACGCAAAGGATTGGGCAATCCGCAGGCGAGGACCTAAATCCGCTATGATAGGATATGGTTCCGTCTCAGAGACTGCAAAGGCATCGGTGACCAATGAAGGCCTAATCAGCCCGAGGTTGCTTGAGGTACAGTCCAACTTCCCTGGAAACTTGGAAGATCCGCTTGGGGCGGCTTAGCATACAGCAACTAAACACATATAGTTGTTGATATATATACAATATAAATTATATTAAAATATAGATATTTTCTGCAGTGTATTAACTATAGAAAATATTTAGAGATATTTAAAATTTGAGCATATATTATTATATATATATATCATATATCATATATCATATACATGTCTAATATTACATGTCAGGCTCATATAGAGCAGGGTCCAAATAAGGGAAACATATGCGGAAAGAAATGTCTAGAGAAATATTGTATAAAGCATATACGTAATAAAATTCGTGATGATTCACCTAATACACGATATTGTGATATTTCACGAAGTTGTTATAAAATTCTTCAAGGTACGCAGGTAAAATGTGAATCTTGTTTGATAAAAGCGAGACAAGGGGACCGAAAAAGAGATAAAGAAAAAAGGGATGATACTACATCATGTATAAACTGTGCTAGTGCATTAATAGATGATAATATAGTAGTTGGAAAAAATGGGCATGTTATACGTCGCTGTATAACATGTTATAATATATTAATAGAAATAGAGAAAAATAGGGGAGATAGACTGCGAAATTTTAAATGCGAGGCATTCAAAAATAAAGATAGTGCATGGAATCAATATATAAATAGTGCAAAAAAAAGAAAAATACGATTTGAACTAACAAAGGAATCATTTGATATAATTATAGTACAGCCATGTTATTATTGTAATCATTCAATTCCTAAAGAAATTAATGGAATTGATAGGATTAATAATAATGATGGATATATATTTACAAATGTTGTACCATGTTGTGAATTGTGTAATATAATGAAGGGTTCATATCATCCTATTGAATTTATAGATAAAGTATATAGTATACATAACTATATCCATAATAATGTGCAAGTTTCACAAGAATATATTACTCTATGGGGATCAACATGTCTAAATAGAACAAAAACATACTACAGGTCATATATAAAGAGTGCAAGTGATAGAAATCTGGCATTTGAATTATCTGAGGAGAATTATTGGAAAATTAAGGGATCTAATTGTTATCTCTGTGGTATTAAATCTGAAAATGGACATATAAATGGCATAGATAGATTTAATAATAAACTAGGATATACAATTGAAAATAGTCGCCCCTGTTGTGGTCATTGTAATATTATCAAAAAACATATTGATCATTCGCAATTTATTAATAAAATAAATAGTATTACTTCTCAATATATTAAGCTAAAAACAAGATTATCATCTGAAAGCATTCCAATTCGCAAAAGGATTAATGAAGAAAGGATTAAAAATACAGATATGATATGTGATATACCGATTATTGCACGAAAGTATAAACCAGTCAATGAACTTATAGTTCCAGATTATGAAATTCCAACTAGAATTCTAGACATTCTAGAAGATTTACCAGTTATACCAGAATCTCCAATTATTAAACAATGGAAAGTCAAACAGATATATAAGCATTTTCAGGCCAATAATATGCACCCATACAAAGTCTGGTGTGAAACAACACATCAGTTTGCTGAAGGGCAATGGACACAAATGTGGACTGAATTTATAGCATCACTTCATTCCACAACCTATGAAATCGCCGAGCAGATCATTCGCAAATTTATTGAATCACTACGAAAACTCCGTCATAATATATTAAGTGACGCTCAAAATCATCGTAAAAATCAATTAGAACGAGGTGATCGTCAACAATGGCCTACCATATCAGTATTACGAGCATATAAAGAGGGTAAGATGACGCTTTTCAAAGAATTTCAGGATAAATATACAGGTGATGATCCATGTTCATCAACAAAGAGGTGGCAAGTATTTACACAATCCCTTGACACTGCTATAGATGATACTACCCGCAAAAGTATCATTTCAAAATTTATGGTGGCGCAAAGGACACGAGTATATAGAAAATCTAAACAATAGTGGATAATGCAATAATGCAATAATGCAATAATACAATAACTTAAAGTATTGTATGTAAAACTGAAAAGTAGATGAAGATAGGTATTGCTATTCCATGCTATAATAAACACATTCCAAATTTACTTAACTTGCTAAAGTGTATTGATAATCAAACACGAAAACCAGATATGGTTTCAATTAGTTGCTCATCAACACGCCCAGAAGAATTTCCTGAACATATTGAATTATTATATAGTTTTCCTATTCATGTAATTTTACGCACTGAACGAACAAATTCTGCTACAAATCGCAATATTGCAGCAAAACATTTAAATACTGATATTATATCATTTTATGATGCTGATGATATTATGCATCCACAGCGTATAGAGGCACTTGAATATACGTTTAAAGAACCATGTGATATTGCCGTTCATAGTTGTTTAATAGGCGATGAATGTCTAGAGCCATTTAAGGCTATTACAAATTTTGAAATTAAACGAAATGAATTACGCGTATGCTATAGTGGCTGTCTCATAATGCGTGATAATTTAAGAATTACGCATGGACATGTTACTGTAAGTAAACATATTTTTGATAGGATTAAATTTCCTGAAGATCTTATTTATGAAGGAAAAGAGGATTGTATATTTTGTAATAGAATACTTCAAATTGAAAATATTAGAACAGCCTATATAAATCATCATTTAACAAAATATATTCAAAGTAATTCGTTTACAAAATAGGGTATATTTAGTTATATTCATTAAATATGGGGAGAGGGAGCGTATTTAATAGATAATCACTGTAGTTTAAACATAATGGATGAAAAATACAACCAAGTAATTGTGTCCAACGTACAGGAAATTTTGAATATGATCCATTTATCCAATGATCTAAAGCATCACGTGGATGCTTTGCAGGATTTTCTTTTAACTTTGGCAATAATTTATCCATGGTTAAATGTAAATTTGCAAACCACTCCTCTGTAAATAGACTATGCGGTTTACAAATAAATGCACCCAAGCCAATAAGTTTTTCCCAGTTTGTTTGTAATAGTTTATATAGTTCATCTGATTCTACATGCGCTACTCCATTTGCACCTATTTCTTTATAGCCACATAGTAATTTTTCACTATTTGCATTTAGATCTGTAAAATAGGGCAACCATGATTCGGTTGTTTGTTTAATATCAGTATAACCACCTCCATAAAAATTCATAATATATGCACGAATATAATCACATTGTGTAACTCCAGAAAGATACTTGTATCCTTCATGTAATGGATGATCCTTTAAAATATATTCATGAATATTTGCATCTGTTATAACAGTTACAGGAACACCAATATTTTTTTGTATTGTTTCAAGGCAATGTTTTCGCTTTGCCGTCATATCAACTCCTCCTAACCATATACACCACACTCTAAAATCTAACATAATATATAATACAATATATATTAATCTTTAAACCTGCGCATATTTAGATTTCATACTAACATTTATAGTTTGTAACTCTTTTCTCAATATCTGAAAAATTTTCATATTGATATCCAAATGCTGGGACACATACATACCATTTAGATAGGGGTTGCAGTTTTTTCCAATTTACATCCAAACATCCAAAATGTGTCAAATCTTTACTAATCATATTTGCAGACTCTTGAAAGTTTATTTTTAGAGTATTTGCAAATCCTTTATGTAAACAGTAACCAGAAGATGTACCAATAGATATTGCCTTATGTACATTTGGAATACCTATATTTACCGTTTTACCACCATCTGGATTATATGCAAGTGCTAATAGATCCCAACTGTCAAATGCATTAAAAAACATATTTAATTTTGAATTATTTATAGTAATGTCACTATTATTAAATGTAAAATCATCTTCAAAAATAATACATGTTTTAAGTGCAGGATTATTTTCAAAGTCCTCTATTACCTTAATATGGCTTAATGTACATCCCAATGCTCCAGTTGTATTATATACTGCATTTATTCTACGAATTTTTGATGGATCTACGCATAATTTTTTAATTTCCTGTTTAAAATGGTCATCCCTATCTTTACGCCCTTCTAAATTAATATAGTAAATCATATCAATCATATCCATTTATAATCTATTATATAAAAATATTCTTTAGACTATTCCCATTGTACTTCTACATGGCCACCTGCATATTCTGCAAAGGGTAATGCAGCCGATGTTGGGCGATCAAGTTCCATTAACTCATGAAGCGCCTGAATGCGGCGCTCTACTGGTGTTAGACTACTCTGTAGAAGCTCTTTTTTTCGTGAAAGACTCTTCCACCTCCATTCAAACTGAAGAGCCGCTCTCTGATCAGGAAATCCAGAGACGATGCATGCTCTACGCCAGGTCTGACCTTGATGAACTCGCATACCTGTTGCACGGGCGCCACCGACTAATTCGCAATTATGTTGACGAAGTCTGCGATCGGGATCTACTGTTGCGCCGATATAGGTCTGCCCCTCTGTAGAAAAAAGCATATAGCAGTGCCATAGTTTATCTGACATTACTATATAGCGTATATCATTTTTTAAATTGAATAATTAAATTGAATAGTTGAATTGAATATCAAAGAATACCTTGTTCTTTTCATATTCAGCTTTTACACCAGGAATTATTGCTATAACATCATGAATATGTTTTACTAAAGTACGTGCTTCATCTTTACCTTTATAGTAGAATGTACACATATAATATTCAAATAAAATAGAAAAATACATGGTATAGTCAATATGAACATTATAATTTTCAATTTCAGCCAATAATATTTTACAACAATCATAGCACTCTTTATGGTAGCCAAATTTATTATATTGTTTAATTATCAATGCATTTATATAATATAAATTACGCCTAGGTTGCATAAAATTATTCAATATATTATTGTAATCTCCATAGCTTCGCTTAATATCATCATAGAATTCATCCAATATTTCTAAATACAGCATTTCTTCACCATGACCATATCCATCTAATGTAGTTTGAATAAATATTTCATTTAATCTATTTAATATTTTTCGTCCAATATCAATTCCTGCTATAAATAAACAGCCACATACAACATATCTATACTGTTGATACATTTCTCGCTTGTGTTCTTTTTGTTTATATTTTTTGTCACATACATTCAATATTTGAATATGAAATTTATCAGGTGTTGTATTATGTAAAATATTAAGTAGCATATTATTTTCATAATTTTCAGATACTTTGGAACAATTTGTACGACCCAGATGCGCATCTATCCATCCAAATTTACTAGTATGGAATGGATTAATATCCATTGTGTCTAGAACAAAATTAAATTTACTACAACACAATAAATGAGAATGACTGCTTGTTCTTTCGTCCTTTGTAGGATGATATGATTCCCTATTCTTTTTAATAATATCTAAATATTTATAATTTGCAAGATCTGTAAATTCCTTTATAACATAGTGTGTAATATGATTTAAAGAGTATGAATCCCTTATTTTTTTAATAAACTCATGGCACTTATTATCTGTATATATTACTAAATAACATGGAATCTGCAAGAGTGTTTTCATGTCGTTAATACACTCTTCAAGATTTCGTGATTTGTCATGTACATCTGTGAAATTATAACAAGCAGTTGTTAATGTGCAATCAGGTATCATATTATTATACATAAATAATAATATTATAGACTGTTTAGACTATACTATACATCAGCCGCCATCATTTCATTAACTAGTTCTACAAATTTAACCCTATGTTTCCAACCAAGTATTTGTTTTGCCCTACTACAATCACCAAGCAGTGTTTCAACTTCAGTAGGACGATAATAATCTGGACTGACATCTACAAGTATCTTACCTGAAACAGAATCAATACCCTTTTCATCTACACCATCACCTTCCCATCGTACACTTACACCAACATATGCAAATGCCTTTTCAACAAACTCTTTAACGCTATGCTGTTCTCCTGTAGAAAGGATAAAATCAGATGGCTTATCTTGCTGAAGCATGAGCCACATTCCCTCAACATAGTCCCTTGCATGACCCCAGTCCCGTAGCGAATTCAGGTTACCAAGTGTTAATACAGGTATTTCGCCTCTCATAATTTTTGCGACACCTATTGTAATCTTGCGGGTCACAAAATTTTCACCCCGTCGTGGACTTTCATGATTAAAAAGAATGCCCGAACATGCAAAAAGATCATATGCTTCTCTGTAATTTTTCACAATCCAATGAGCATAGAGCTTTGCACACGCATAAGGAGATCTAGGATAAAAGGGCGTTGTTTCTTTCTGTGGAATCTCCTGAACGAGGCCAAATAACTCGGATGTAGATGCCTGATAGAAACGGGTGAAAGGCTCAAGGTGAAGAATACGAATTGCCTCCAACATGCGTAATACTCCCATGGCATCCGATTCAGCAGTATATTCTGGAACTTGGAAGCTAACCTGTACATGCGATTGAGCAGCCAAATTATAGATTTCTAGTCGTGTAGCACACTCCTTTCCTGGCATAAAATGACGCTGATTGATAGTACTTAGAATATTCATAATACTCACAGCGTCATTCATATCACCATACATAAGATGTATACGATTACGTATGTGATCAATACGACTACTTACAATTGTAGAATGATGACGTTTCATACCATAGATAATATATCCTTTATCTAATAAAAACTCAGTTAGATATGATCCATCCTGTCCAGTAATACCTGTAATAAATGCAACACGATTATTCATCATAATAGTAAATAATATGATACCCTTTAGATCTATTTCTAAGTATATATATGTGTAATTTTACGTAAAATTGATAAACCTATCCACGTAACATATTACTGTATAATGACAACATATCTGATCCAACCCGATTTAACCAAGGCTCCTACACACTATGATGCATCCATAATTCCATTCACATTCCCATTGGATCCATTTCAAACTCATGCTATAAGTGCAATACAGCAGGAACATAATGTTCTTGTCTGTGCAAAAACAGGTTCTGGTAAAACACTCGTCGGGGAATATCAGATTCACTATTCACTTTCTAAGAATAAGCGCATATTCTACACAACCCCTATCAAGTCTCTATCTAATCAGAAATTCTATGATCTAGTTCATCAATATCCTGCTGCATCTGTTGGAATTATGACAGGGGATATCAAGTTTCGGCCAGATGCACAGATAATTGTGATGACAACTGAGATTCTTCGGAATCTTCTCTATAAACGGGGTACACAAACAGAGCATCTTGGTCTGACGGCTTCCCTTTCGCTTACTGACCTGGATGCCGTCATATTTGACGAGTGTCACTATATTAATGATTCTGATAGGGGTAAAGTCTGGGAAGAGACAATGATTCTTCTTCCACCCGAGGTGAAACTTATCATGCTCAGTGCTACACTTGATCATCCTGAACTCTTTGCGGGTTGGCTGGGTTCCCTCAAATGCAGACCAGTACATCTTATTCAAACGTCATATCGTATTGTTCCCCTGACACACACTATTCTTTATGGAGAGACATTCATACCAATTATGGATGCAAAGGAAATATTCAATGATAAGGCATATAATGATTGGTTAAAACAGCGTATTCACGCTATAGATGATCATGTTGCATTTCAAAAGGCAGTAAAGGCGCATCGCCTTGCAGGAGGAGAGGGCCCAGTTTCAGGTAAAACTCGGCCAAAAGAGTTTACACATCAACTCAATGAGACGATTGATCTTCTTCAGCGTACGAATCGTCTACCTGCTCTATTCTTTGTACTCAGTCGCAAAGGTTGTGAGAGTTATGCACATAAGATACAACATGCGCTTCTAACATCATCCGAAGTGGCAGATGTAACCCATATTATCAGCTTTCACTTATCCCGCTATAAGTCACTTGAAACTTTGCCTCAATTTCATCGGATCACTGATCTTCTAAAACGGGGTATTGCATTTCATCATAGCGGACTACTGCCACTCTTAAAAGAGATTGTAGAGATTCTCTTTACCCGTGGTCTTGTTCGTGTTCTCTTTGCAACGGAGACATTTGCGGTCGGCCTTAATATGCCGACAAAGACTGTAGTCTTTACTGGGCTGAAAAAGTATGATGATCTGACGGGTGGAATGCGGCTTCTTCGCACAGACGAATATACTCAGATGGCAGGGAGGGCAGGGCGCAGAGGTAAGGATACAGAAGGGCTTGTGTTATATTTACCAGATAGAGATCCAGTGGAATTGGGCGAACTCCGTCAAATTATGAAAGGCGCTAAGCAACCGATTCAGAGTCGCATGGATTTTCACTATGACTTTCTCTTAAAAACTCTACAGACGGGTACTCTTAAATGGCTCACTGTAATGGAGCAGAGCTATTGGTTTAGACAGAGGGTATCTCAGATTCAGCAGACCGATGATGAGATTGTAGTAGTCCTGGCAAAAATCAAAAGTATTACTGATGTCATATCTGAAGATATGTTTGTATCTATTGCAGAGCGAAAGGTTATTGAAGAGGCAATTCGTAATACAACAAATAGTGCACGAAAAGATGCACAGAGAAAGCTCAATCAATGGGATAATACGCATATGGGTGCAAAGTGGGTACAGGCTCAGAAACTATATGGACAGTATATTGCATATTCTAAAGAGCATATGACGCTCTTATCTGATCTTGACATTTTGAAGGCGCATCAAGATCAGATACAGCCAATTGTGAAGTTTCTAAAGAGCAGTGATAGGTTGGTTAATACTGATACTGCACTCACGCTAACACTCAAAGGTATTTTAGCAACAGAAGTAAATGAGGGTCATCCAATCTTAATGCCAGAGCTCTTCCTCAGTAAGAATGCATCTGCGCTAACGGGAGAGGAGTTGGTTGCAGTACTTGCATCATTTATGGAATATTCTGAAAAAGATGCAGAAAACGGTCCTACATCTATTGCATCTCTAAAAACATCTAATGGTGTCAAAGATGCACTGTATGCATTAAATAAAATGGCAGTGCAGTTTACTGAACTAGAAGATACCATTTCATACACTATTTCCCCTCCTGAATATTGGCGCCTATCACTCTTCTGGATTGAGCCAATTCAGAGATGGATAGGTGGAGAGAATATTGCAGTCCTCTGTCAAGAGTATGGCATATTTGAGGGTAACTTTACAAGGGCTATCTTAAAAGTGAATAACCTGCTAGATGAGTGGCTAAGTATGGCAACATTTTGCAATGAACCTGCACAGGTTGAGGCAATTGTGGCTATTAAGCCAATACTTGTACGGGATATGGTTTTACCAGATAGCCTCTACCTCCGGCTCTAAACCAACTGTATAACCTATTATGTGATATGAAATAATATGTGTGTTAGGCCACTGAATATTTTAAACGCCTATTTATTTTCATATGATATAGTAATGAATACTGTAATATATTCAAACTGTCATGGAGGAATAATAAGAGCAATGTTTGAAAGGCATATATGTACAAAAGGTAAATTTAAAATAGTACATATTGTTAATTATGAAAACCTAGATAAAACGTTAGATTCGTCCCATAAATATATGTTAGAAAATTGTGATGTGTTTATGTATCAACCGTTTAACAAACAACATTCATATAGTGAATATGATATTTCTGAACTTAAAAAATATTTAAAACCACATTGTATAATTTTAAGAATAAACTATTATAGGTTTAAAGGGTTCTGGTTTGAATCAGAATACAAGCCCTATAATTCTTACAATATCTATAGATTTGCCCCAGATACTAAATATTTTGGGCTTCATAATAGTTTTATTAATTTTAATGGTACTAAAGAAGAAACTATTGACAAAATCAATAATATATATATTGATGAAGATGTTTTTTTGAAACATTTTAGAGAAGAATTAGATAATTTTAAAAAAATAGATGATAATTCAGATATTACAATGTATGAATATTTTATAAATAATTATAAAACCAAGAATTTGTTTAACGATGGATTTCATCCTACAAATTTATTTTTGTATGAGATTTTTCGGCAAATTGTATTTAAATTAATAGGTCATGAATTAATTATGGAAGACAATGAATTTATAGAGCAATTTAATAATATTGAATTGACGGAATGGGCATTGCCTATTTTACCAGGGGTAAAAAAAATATTAGATATTAAAACATCAGATAAAATATGCGTTTTTTTTGGTAATAATAAAAAATGTATGAGTATTTATGATTATTATTATATTAGATTATCTCAAACAAATTTCATAAATTACCTTACATATAGCTCTTAAATATTCTTAGAATTCCGGCAAGAATTAAAATTATGAAAAATCCAAAAGGTCCGATCCAAATTTTTGCCAACTGCCGATCAAATTATTTTGACGTCTCCAACTTTTTATAAAAAATGAATTTTAGAATCAGGCTCTGCTCTAAATAAAAAATATTCAAAAATGAGATTAAATGGCTCTCATTTTTGCATAATTATGAATTTACATATACTTTAAGAAACTATCTTTGTAATAATCCTATCTTTCCAATGACGCCCGAGGAGATTGAATGCGCATTGAATCCGAACAATGCGTCCTTCGCTCAGATCAGCCGATCGGATATTTAGAGTTTTCTGCCAAGATGGAATCCAGATCCGAGCCTTCTCTCCATCCAGATCTAAGACTCTGCCCTCAACCTCTTTCGGTCCTGACAGAAGTTCTCGCAGATAGAGCAAATTCTTTTCATATTTCTTCGCAGCTTTTGCCCGACAGTTCAGATCTGCAATAGATATACTAACAATCAAGCCCTCTTTATTTCCACGAATCAGCTGTTTCAAAATTCTCTGATTCATGAGATCTGCATATCGCCGAATAGGGCTGGTGACATGACAGTACGCCCCTGACGCAAGTCCAAAGTGCGCAACCTCCGGATCATCTGCAAGACAGTATTCAGCTGCGCTCTGTGCCAAAATTCCAAGAGCTGGATCCCAAGCAGTGTATTTTTGAAGACGATCCATTATCGGTGCAGAGTGTCGCCGAAGAATACCTGCCCCGGCTTCTCGCAACATTGCGCCAGCCCGAACATTGTAAAACTTCATCATAACTTCAATCCATTTATGCGAATCAGTAATTATGCCAAAACTAGAATTCTGACTTTCCAACCCGGATGCAACTTCTTGCAATACTGCCCGATACTCCAAGTCATGCGCTCTTTCAAAATCTTCATATGTAAATGATGCGTCATTGCGAAATAGACTTTCAAACCAGTGAACATCTGTTACAGGCTCCATAGGAGCATCCCGACGCCATCGGAAAGAGAGAGAAACTCCTCGCCTCTCCTCTCCGGCAATCAGAGAACATGCACCTTCTGAAAAGCTGGGTGGCAACATTGGGCAGATTGCTTCACCATCCCTGTATAAAGTTTGTCCAAATGTGCTAGCCAATATATCTACAGTATGCATCTCCTCAACATAACACGCAACGTCTGCTATTGTGATTGTAACTCGCCAATCCGTAGTATCTGGAATATGTTCTAGTGAAATAACATCATCAATATCTTTACAACCTTTTGGATCAATATTGAATGTATAACCTGTAAGTTTTTTACGAATAACATCAACCTCTTTGCATTCGGCGGGTATATCTACAGGTTTTTGACGTAGACTCGGCCAAGGATGTGCGAGCCAAGTAAGTGCAATCTCTTCGGCAACTGGATCACCGGCCGGTCCAAGAAGACGATCAAGGGCTCCACGTGGAAATTGCGATTTGAGAATATCCCATGTATTGAATTTGATAATGCCAATGCGATGAACAGATCTATCTCTTTCGGAGGATCCGACCAGAAATGGTGGATAGTTGCGTAGATAGGGAATGAAGAGGTATATTGAATGTCCCCTGGATGTGAGGCCGTATGTTGTCCGACTAGCAAGTTCAAGTGTCCCGACTAGCATAGGATGATCGGCATGATCTGCTAATGTGCATTTGGCGCCATCCCATAATACTTCATCGCCCGGAAGACACCCTTTTGCTTTAGTAGCCCCCTCAAATGTTGCAATAACTGCATACAAGTCGTCATTAATGGTGAAATGTTGGTAATCCTTAGTATTAAGTATACCTTTCATTGTGTGTAGCACTATATGTGTTACACACAATGATCAAATTTATTGTCATATTAACTAGTAATGTCATGTGGTGCAAATCGGTGTGCATTGCGTAGATTTGATGGTCATGGATCATCGTCATATCGCCCAACTAATCCAGATGCAGCGAAGGTATTTAATACAAGTATGCAGTCAATGTTAGCAGAACGAGCACGACAAGATGCTGGTACATTTACTATGATACCATTGCAACAGTCACAACCGTCACAACAGTCGCAACAATCACAACAGTCGCAACAATCACAACAGTCGCAACAATCACCAGGCACATTCTATTCCCTATCAGATTCATCAACCTTAACGCCTGCAATAAAACATGCCTGTCCCAAATAAGACGGTATGAATACTTTGCGCATAGTAATATATTTGAATCCAACCGTTGATAGTATAGAGCGAATCATCTCTTGTGTTTTGCCGCTATCATAGTAATCGTATATACCCGCATACATTGATATATTACCTTTATTCTTCAAAATTCGGTAAACTTGTGAAAAGAATGTGGTCCAGTTTGCCCACGTCTGATCATCGGGTTCAAATAGGTCAACTATAGCCACATTATACATATTATTATGAATCGTTGAAATGTGTGTAAATACATCCTCCACTATAACATTTAGCCGCCGATCATTCCATGAGCCCTGTGCCCATTGTGGAAATTTAGATGTAAATGCTGTAATGACATCGGCATCCCATTCAATCATATCAACTGTATAGACCGAGTCATAACGTAACACTTCACGGGCAGTTGCGCCCTCTCCGCCTCCAAAAATGGCAACAGCTTGTCCACTACAATCATTCGCCAGGGAGGGACGCACGAGGGCTTGATGATATATTAATTCATCCATAAGACAACTCTGAATACATCCATTCATAAAACAACTAATTCCCCATTTTGGTCGTTTGATAAATTCTAATAAAGTACCTTTAGATGTTTTCTGTGAAAAAAGAAGTTCTGATCCATTCCAACAAATATTGGCGCCAAGTTGTGAATCATTTTCAATATATGTATTCATTTTATACTGTTATATCATTAACTGTTTAGATGGAAAATGGCATTGCACTGATCCAATATATATTACATATATCACTGGGATATTCAACAGTATGTGCAAATCTACTAGAATCAGTGTAGCAAGAATTAGATGATCGCATACGAAGCATGATTGTGGTATCTGAAATAATAGGGAGTAATCTATTTGGTTTTGTAAATTCCCCCCTATATATTGCAGTACCAATTGCACAATGAAAATTACTAATACACCCTTTAAAGGCTGCTAGAGAACTGGGTATTGATTCATTTCCAAGTACAAGTGATGGCCCAGTATAGTCTAATATGCACTCATTATATATTGTATCACCAATCTGTATACCATCCCTATATACTTTGAACTCATCCCTATTTCTAATAATCGCAAAATGAACCCATATATGTATAACATCTACAGGAGCAATTATATAGCACATCCCATCAATCCATAAATGAAATACCCACATATCGTTAATTTCAGTAATCTCTGCAGCAATACACGTATTTGGACCTGACCCTATTGAAAATGGCCTTGGAACATGCCCATCACTTAGGACGGGATTTTCCATATACTGAAACCATTCTATTGTAAAATCAGACCTATTCAATATTAAGTGTTCATTATGTTCAATCTTAATACAATCACAAGTATTTCCTGAAAAGGATAGGCAACCGCATAATGGCCTATGTGAAATTGTCATTATTATTATATATACGTAGTTGTTTTAGATTAGTATATGTTAATTATCTAAAACATATCTAGGGCCTGCTTAAATACGCTATTAAATTCAGCCTGTGATGAATATGAAAGGCACTTTGTAAGTGAATAAATTTCTTTTAATTTAGTACTACAAATAAATGGTATATCATATGCAATGCCATATGATATTGATGATGTTAAATTTTCCGTATAATATGTATGTTTAAATGTATCATCAATTAGTGTTAATAAATTATATACATTATAGAATGCATTGTGATACTTTAAAAATGGGAGATCATTTTCAACTATAATTTTATCTTTAAACTCATGTAAATAGTGTGGCAAATATCCTCTACCTATAAATTTAATATAAAATGGTATATCTTTAAATTCATTAAATATGGGAATAAGTGATCTATAATTACGGCGAGCCTCTGTTATATTACCCTGTACTGCAAAAATTGGAATACTCGTTTTTATTTTAGTAATAGAAGGCAACATAGAAGGTATGATATATCTATCAGAATTACAAAGTGCGGTTAAAAAATATATATTAGAAATATCATGAATTTGGGGTTTATATCTATGTGAAATAAAAATCTGATTTGATTTGAAATTATATATATTATTTGGACTATCTGGATAAAATGTACAATATATTTCATATTTAAATTCAATATCTGGCTTTGATGATACAAATATTATAGATGGATACTTAGAAGTTATATATGACTTAAATTCATGATCAAATACTATTTTTAGGTATATTTGTCTATCTTTAGAAAGGCCTAACTTATCTAATAAAATAGTAAAACATGATTCAATAACTTCATAATGAAAATGTGCATTATTATCTACATAGATATTCATTACTAATATAGTAGTACATTTATATTTAGATCACTTATTCAGAATAGATACGCCTGTACGATTTCTTGCTAATATAAATGGTGATTTATTATCAATTATAAACTGGGTATTATACCATCCAACGCTTTTAGATAGACAACTTAGAATAGATTGATCATGTCTATGATCTCTAAAGCCATTGTAATCCGGAACAGTACTTGGACTATCATCAATCATTGCATAATTATTTGACCCGATACTATACCATCTAAATATAAAATCACGTAATGCCTTACAATTCTGCATATATAAAAGCCCCGCCTGTATATGAACAGATTGTAATACTGATGTCGAAAGATTAAAGTAGTCTGATGTTGATTTCTTTGTCCAATGCATATCGTTTGAACAGCCAGCAGGCATTCCGATAAATTTTTTCTCAATTACTGTTTGTTTTAATTTTAAAAGATCATCCTTTTTTATAATATCAAACTCAAAACCGGTATCTGCATAGATCAAAAAATCGTTTTCAGATACCTCTTGTAGTTTTTTAAGAATTAAATATGGTTTCCATAGCCAGAATCCGTACCCTCGTGGACTTTTCTCAATAAATGAACCATGCTTATTCCAAAATTCTAAATCAGATTTGAGATCAGTATCAAGATATCCTGTAACAGTATCAAAAAGAGTTGATGCCTTTATTTGGCTAGTAATCCGACTAACGGCTTCATTATAGCATTTAGTTCCACCACCAAATGTTATAAAATGTAACATATATCTATATATAATTTACATTTTTTTAGACTATTTATACGAATGTCCGTTTAAATTTTAGCACTGGTCTAAAATAATATTATGATATCTATATAGGGGCAATGAATGCCTTGTATATTAATCTTGAACATAGAACAGATAGAAAGGCTCACTTCTTAGAGCAATTTATAGATATACCGGAAATTGTAATAGAACAATTTAAGGCAATCAAAACAAATCCAGGATACCTGGGATGTTCACTATCACATATTGAATGTTTGAAACTTGCAAAAAAAAGGGGCTGGGAAAGTGTTATTATATTTGAAGATGATTTTGAATTAACTATCAGTCCTATAAACTTTTTAAATATAATTAAAGAACACATGTCAAAACCATGGGATGTGTTACTATTGACAGGAATTTTAATGGAATCTTTTGAAAGTATTGAGTATAACTTGGCAAAAGTAACAAATTGTCAAACAACCGTTGGATATATTGTAAAATCACACTACTATGATACACTATTAACAAATTATCAGACATCATATGACATGCTTGAAAAAAATCAGAATAAATATGCACAGTATGCATTAGACCAATATTGGAAAATACTTCAACAAAAAGATACATGGTATATAATTATTCCACTTATAGGAAAACAACGCATTGGATATAGTGATATTGAAAAAAAACAGAAAGATTATGATCAATATTATATACATAATAAATTTAATAATATACTATTATTGCCCAAATAGCAATAATATGAAAATTTGACGTCATCGTTAATCGTGAAAAGTAACTTAGGGAATCTATTCTATTATTCAGACAGATGCCAAGCGGTTTTACGCAAACTTCATCAGACCTGGAGTCCATTGTAGGCATCCAGTTTTCTATCTTCTCGCCAGATGAAATTGAACGGCGATCTGTTGTAGAAATTACATCACAAGCAACATATGAGGGAAATGAGCCAAAGATTGGCGGACTATTTGACCCCCGTATGGGGGTCCTAGACAATGGAAAGGTGTGCCGATCATGTGGTCAGACGAATCATGGCTGTCCGGGCCATTTCGGTCACTACCGTCTCACCCGCCCAGTCTACTATATCCAATTCCTGCCAATGATCATGAATGTTCTCAAATGTGTGTGCATTCGTTGCTCTAAGCTCCTAATTGATAAAGAGTTGCATAAGGGAATTCTCAATCGGCGGGGTGAAGCTCGTTGGAGGGAAGTACTAAATGCGTGTTCAAGTATTTCACGGTGTGGTCAGCAAGCAGAGGATGGCTGTGGCGCACCGCATCCTAATAAGTACACCCGTGAGGGTATCGCCCGCATTCGTGCGCATTATACCGACCTTGGTCGTACACAGGACCTTGAAGTAGAGTATGTACATCGCCTATTTCGTCGCATTACGGATGAGGATGTTGACTTTATGGGTCTATCCCGTTACTGGTGTCGTCCTGATTGGATGATCTGCACAGTGCTGCCGATTCCACCACCACAGGTTCGCCCATCAGTTGTACAGGACAATAATCAGCGTTCAGAGGATGACTTGACGCATAAGCTATTTGAAATTATTAAAAATGATAAAACACTACAACACAAGATTGAGAACAATGCACCACGCCCAGTGATTGATGAGTGGACGAATGTACTACAGTATCACATTGCAACACTTGTAAATAATCAAATTCCTGGTGTTGCGCCATCTGCACAACGTTCAGGCCGTCCTCTAAAGTCTATTCAGGAGCGACTCGGCTCTAAGGAGGGGCGCATTCGTTTCAATATTCAGGGTAAGCGTGTAGAATTCAGCGCACGTTCAGTCATTACACCTGATCCCAATATCTCTATTCAGGAGCTCGGTGTGCCAATTGAGATCGCATCAAATCTCACATTTCCTGAGCGGGTCACTGTCCATAATCGGGATAAGATGTACAAGCTTGTGCAGAATGGTGCAGACAAGTATCCTGGTGCAAAGACGATCGTACGTGGCGACGGTCGCATGATTTCATTGAAGCACGTCAATGCAAAGGATATTGTACTCTATAATGGAGACATTGTCAATCGCCATCTATTGGATGGTGACGTAGTACTCTTCAATCGTCAGCCTACTTTGCACAAAATGTCAATGATGGCTCATAAAGTGAAAGTTCTACCATACAAGACTTTCAGATTGAATGTTCTCGTTACTCGCCCATACAATGCTGATTTTGACGGCGATGAGATGAATTTACACGCACCCCAATCAGAGGAAGCCGCTGTTGAACTAGAGGAGATTGCAGCAATTCCTCATAATATTGTGACACCTCGTCACGCAAAACCACTTATCGGTGTGTTTCAGGACACGCTAGTAGGATCATATAGATTGACCCGTCCTGGTAGTGAATTCAATCGCCGTGAATTCATGAATCTCATGATGACAAATAAGCGGTTTGACGGTATAATTCCTGCTCCTGCAAATGGAACCCGTTTCACTGGTCAGCAGGTCCTTTCACAGCTTCTTCCACCGTTGAATATTGAGATGGGCAATAATGATTACGATCCTGAAAAGGAGGATAAGACGTCTAATAACTTTGTGAAGATTACGCAAGGTAATATTGAGCAGGGTATGGTTGACTCTAGCATTTATATGAAGCCTGGCAAGGGCATCATTCATGTAACATACAACGACTATGGTCCAAAGGAGACAGTTGATCTCCTAGATTCATTGCAGACAACTGTAGAGAACTATCTGGTTATGAACGGATTTAGCGTCGGTATTAGTGATCTGGTAGCAGATGATGCTACGAAGCAGAAGATTCAGGAGGTTATTCAGGCCCGTAAGAAGCAGGTTGCCGAAGTGATTCTTCAGGTTCACACGGATCTGTTTGACAATAACACGGGTCGCTCTAATCAGCAGGAATTTGAGGATCAGGTGTTTGGTATTCTCAATCACGCTGCTAGCGATTCAGGCAAGGCTGCACAAGAATCACTTTCGTCTGAGAATCGTCTGGTGGCAATGGTTCGCTCGGGCTCCAAGGGCGACAAGATTAACATTGCGCAGATGATTGCATGCCTTGGGCAGACTGCCCTGGAAGGTAAGCGTATCCCCTATGGATTCACGGATCGTACGCTACCACATTACAAGAAGTATGATGATGGTGCAGAAGCCCGTGGATTTGTAGAGTCGTGCTTCATTCGTGGCCTGACGCCACAGGAGTTCTTCTTCCACGCTATGTCTGGGCGTGAGGGTCTCATTGATACTGCTGTAAAGACAGCCGAAACTGGATATATTCAGCGTCAATTGATCAAGGCCATGGAAGATCTCGTTGTTCAACACGACGGTACTGTTCGTGATGCAAAGATGAATATTGTACAGTATTACTATGGCGAAGATTCTATTATGGCGACGAAGTTGGAGAGCCAGGGGCTACCTCTAGGTAAACTCTCACATGAGGAAATTCGCAAGGAGTTTGGCATGGATGCAGTGGACTGGTCCACTGTTCTGGAAGACGGCACAACCCGTGCAGACGATGCAACTATTATTACGGCATATGTAGACTCTATTATTGCAGATCAAAAGATGTTAATTGAGGGTGTATTTCAATGCAGTTCATTGGATTCGGGTTCAGTCAATGCACCTGTAAATCTTGTTCGTATGATTCTTAACATTCGTATTAGGTTTGGTCTGAAGTCAACTGAAAAGACGAATCTGGTACCCGAATATGTACTTCAGGCAATTGATAAGATTGTAATACAGACCCGTTCATCACATAATCGTATCTGGATAGCTCTGCTCCATTTCCATCTTGCACCGCACAAGATTATTGTCAAGGAGCGTTTCACGAAAAATGCATTTGATATGCTATGTGAGATGATTATTGTAAATCACATGAAAGCATGGGTTCAGCCTGGAGAGCAGGTTGGCATTGTTGCAGCACAGAGTATTGGTGAACCAGCTACTCAAATGTCTGCAATTGGATCCACTGTGATTTGTGTGACCGATGGAGCGGGTGAGCAATTCTATGGGCCCATTAAAGATTTCATTAATCCAATTCTCGCAAAGAATTCAGGAAAGTCTGTTACGATTGCGCATAATAGTAGTGTCCTGGCACTTGACAAGGACTATTATATTGTTGGTGTAAGCACCGATGAGAAGACTTCGTGGCGCAAGATCAGTGAAGTCAGTCGTCATCCTGCAAATGGTGGACTTGTTGAAGTTGTTACCAACTCTGGGCGTAAGACTACTGCAACGCTGTCGCACTCTTTCCTCAAGCGCTCTGTAAAGGGAATTGAGCCAATTCTGGGATCTGAACTGAAGTTGGGCATGTGCATTCCAGTTGCCCGTATTATTCCAGAAGTTCCAGGTGCGCTGAAAGAGATCACACAGGGCACAACGACATTCGCACTTACAAAGGAATTCGGCTGGGTGTGTGGTATATATTTAACGAATGGTAGTATATGTGAAAATAGTGTACGTATCCGACATCCTGCAGCAAATGAACATCCTGCAGTAGAGGAACATCTTATTGCATTTACTAAAAAATACAAATTCTCCACGTATAATACCTATAGCGAAGACCTATCAAAGTGTATTAATATCTATTCAGCGGATCTGATGAATTTCCTTCTAAGCAATTTCAAGGAGGGTAATAAACAGATAGCTCCATTTGTATTTCACTCTAATACTGATTTCATTGCAGGTCTGATTAGCGGGTACTTTGATGGCAAAGGAATTGTCAATATTAGACATCAGCGCATTAGTGCAAATTCACAGTCACGAGTGTTGATTGAGCAGTTATGTGCGCTTCTCGGCTATTGTGGCATCTTTGGCGTAATCAGTAAAGAACCAAGTATAGACCACGTATTTATGCTAAATATTATTCAAAAGTTTGCATCACAATTCAGGGACAAAATTGGATTCAATATTCAGTATAATATTACAGATCTTGATACGCTTTGCGATTATAATGAGCAGTCGCCTGAAATATTTGATATAATTCCAGGACTAGAGCATATTATTGCAGAAACAAGAGGGCTTCTTGGAATACCTAATAAGCATGATGGTGATAACATTGGTCGTATAATGTTACAGAAGTATGTCAGTGATTTCAATGAGATGTTAATGACTATTCGTGTGGACGAAGCCAGTACGCAGACTATTACTGGTAATCTCGCAATTCTTCAGTCAGCCCTCAATGCAGATGTAGTGTGGGATGAAATCGTAGAGCTCAATTACATGGACGATCCTAATGAATACGTCTATGATTTCACGGTTCCTGGAAATGACAGTTTCCTTGTAGATAACAATATACTTGTACATAATACGCTCAATACGTTTCACCAGGCAGGTGTAGCAAGTAAATCGTCAGTAACCCGAGGTGTCCCACGATTACGGGAACTTCTCAAAATCACGAAAAATCCAAAGGCAATCTCTCTAACGATTTTCCTGAAGCCCGAGTATCGTCAATCAAAGGAGAAGGCCCGTGAGGTTGTACAGGATCTGGAGCTCACACTGCTACGTAACATTACACAAAAGGTTGCAATCTATTGGGATCCTGCGGATGAGGCAACGATTATTCCCGATGATAAGCAATTGATTGAGTTCTATCGTATATTTGAACAAAGTATTGTAGATGAGCAGGGTTCCAAGATTATGAGCAAATGGATTCTGCGTCTAGAGCTCAATCGGGAGGAGATGTTTAACAAGAATATTTCCATGGCCGATGTTGCATTTGTTGTCAAGAGTCAGTACATTGATTCGCAGATTATCTATAATGACTATAATTCTGACAAGCTTATTATGCGTATTCGTCTACCAATGGATAAGGATCATACGACTGCAAGTGAGTTAGATGACTATACGGTTCTGAAGAAGTTCCTAAACAAGTTGCTAAATAACACGGTTATTCGTGGTGTTCCAGGTATTAAGGCGGTTACATTCCGAAAGGACACGCAGAAGGTTCAGCTATTAGATGGCAAATATGAGCAACTAGATCAGTATATCCTGGATACGGACGGTTCTAACTTCAACAAGGTTGCAAATCATCCTGCAGTAGATCCGACTCGCCTGTACACGACGAATGTACACGATGTCATGGATATTCTGGGACTAGAGGCAGTTCGGGCAATTCTAATGTCGGAGATGAATGCGCTATTTGATCAGGTAGGTGTTAACTATCGCCATCTGGGAATTCTATGTGATATGATGACACGTACTGGACGCCTGATGTCAGCTGACCGATATGGTATTAATAAGAATGATATTGGACCGATTGCCAAAATGTCATTTGAGGAGACGGAGAAGATTACCCTCAAGGCGGCGCTGTTTGGCGAAGTGGATCCTGTTACGGGTGTATCTGCAAATATCATGACAGGTCAGCCATTCCGTGGTGGCACGGCCTTCTCGCAGATTATGTTGGATGAGGCGGTAATGGCAAGTCTATCTGAAGGTGCTCCAGAATCAGATGATGAAGAAGAGCAGGATGGCGATATTACAGAACTTCTAGGCGAAACAATTCAGGCTGCGGATCCATGTGCATCGGCGCAGTTCCAGATGAATATCTCAATGCCACCAACGGTGAATGGATTAGAGGAGCCGGATGTAGAGTTGGATATTATAGAGGAACAAATGGGTGCAGACATATAAAGCGTCAGTAAGTAGTATATATATGTCAACTGAAAGGCCACCACCTTGGAAAGATGTATTATTTTTTAAAAATAGTGTATGCGATATTGAAAAATCAACATATGCAACCTATGGCGAATGGACACATACACACACAGATGACGAAGCTAAATTGAATATGCTACGGGAGAGAATTCAGGACTATGAAAAGGAGGATGATGGTAAATGGGAATATTATAAGAAGATTATTAATCCATATGAGCTCATTTTTACGCAACGTAAATATGTTAACTTTCCAGATTCGGTGTGCATCCTTCATCCACTGAGTCGCTCATATTTTAAGATGGTTGAAATTCTTATAGTATCTGAATTTTTCAAAACATTTGAAAAAGAGGATCGTATTCGGACGGCACATGTATGTGAAGGGCCAGGTGGATTTATAGAGGCAATACTAGAGGAATGTATGACTCGTCATAAGACAGTTAGTCAATCAACTGCAATGACCCTTCGTCCAAATCAGGCAAATGTTCCAGGTTGGAAGAGGGCCGCCACATTTTTACAAAAGCATCGTAATGTGAAAGTAGTATATGGAGCCGATAATACGGGGGATATTATACATGTGCCGAATCAGATTGAATTTGTTGAGGCGTGTGGTCCAAAGGTGCACATTTTCACATCAGATGGGGGGTTTGACTTTTCTACCGACTATCTTTCACAGGAGAGAGCTGTATTTCCACTATTACTTGCAAGTACTCGCATTGGTTTTGAAGTATTGAAAGATGGTGGAATGTTTGTACTCAAGTTTTTTGATTCGTATCATACGGGTACACGTGATCTAATCTTTTTTATGTCATGTTTTTTCAAATCGTGGACGATGTATAAACCTGCAACAAGTCGCCCATGTAATCCAGAACAGTACTTTATTGGGAGGGGATTTAAGGGATGTTCTGTAGAGATTCTAGATCGTCTTAAAAACTGGTGTTCCCATCTAATGTTAAATTTTGTTCAGAATAGTATTTACCATGGTGAAATAGATGCAGAATTTGAGGAATCTATGAATCAGATTCACAATAAAATGGTGGCAAATCAGATTCACTATTTATCGGGAGTATTTCATAATATTGAGCATTCTACAGATGCAGATATTCGTGCAATTTTAAAAGGGCATGAATATCTCAGTTATGTATGGTGTAAAACATTTAATTCACCTATTTACCACGCCCGGTCCCTTTCAATTGAGGCTTCACATAGCGGTCAACTAGGCGCTGCCCGACAACAATAGATGCTTCATGTTGGCTGATAGATCCAGCAGCCATTTTATCAAGCATAGAAAGCATAGTATTCAAAGGGGCGAGATCTTGTTTGGTTACAATCTTCTTAAAGAGTTCTGGAAAGCGTTCTCCATATGATGGGTATGCAATTTTGAGTTCAGTCTCAAGTTTACCTTGACGTACAAGTGGGACAAGGACTTTAACCATTTCACGAATGGCTGCTGCACGTTCTGTAGGGCTAAATTCAGTGGGCCGTTCTTGTGCCTCTTTAGTTGCTTCCTCAATAGATTGTCTATCTACGCCATGAGCTTCCATTTAATATAGGGTTGATATTTCATTGACCATTTAAGCTCATCTAGAATAGGGTATGTCTACAAATTCACAGGTACAGCCAATACAGGTGACACCGCTCGGCCTTAATGGTTCCGGAAGAAATACAGAAATGGGAAAGGCACTTAGTAAACAAAATGAGGAGCTAACAATGCATATAGCGCAGAGTGCGACGGATACACAATATGACCCGACTATGCCTTCCCGTACAACTACATCACAGTTTGTACATGAGGGATTCTGTAATCATAGTACATCCCTCATATATACATTTGGAGTGTGTGGTATTCTGTTTATAGTTTATGGGTTGGTAGTAGATGGCCGAAAACATAGATAGAAAAGACTATGAAGACTATGATGAATTAAACGAAACACCAATACCTGATATAGTAAGTCCAGAGTTTAAAAACATGCTAATGAGTTGCAAAAATGCAATATATATGGGGATAATATATGCCCTACCTGAAGGTGATCCAAAATCACAAGATCCAAAATTAGTAGATGATTATTTGCAAAGTATATCTAAATTGAAATATTCACTAGATAATTTACAGCCTATACATGCTGAACAATTTCCGCAACAGGCCCACGATCAGGTGAATAATATATATACATGGTATGTTAACTTTTTACAAAATAATAAACAATCCGTTAATCGTATACCATATAGTGATTATATTAATAATGTACTTCATGTACATCCTTATAATCAAAATAATACTGGAGAGTAGAGAATGTACCGCATATAATTTTGAAAAATGCGTATATAGAGTAGAGTATGGTAGCTATAAAGCCCGATAATGGTTGCCCAACAGGGTATATTCTACGTAAAGGGTATACTCGTAAATACAGAAATGCTGTAAAACAGCTAGGGTTCACAGTTCGCAAGAAAGATAAGGTATATACAGTACGTCCAAAGGTAAATGCTATTCAAGTTCCATCAAGTTGTATTCTGAATCGCGGCCTACCAGGAAAGGGGCCTGTAATGGGTATTGGTAAACTCCGGAAGGGCGAATTGATTAAGTATGGATATTCATATCGTCTTTCTGATTCTGCTAGACGCAAGGCTCTTCTAAAGGCGATTGAACGCTACGGTGCCCTGGGCGTCTATCACAAGTTGGATGCAGTTGCAAAGTTATCTGTACGTACAGCACCAGATGCTGCACGTATTTTCAGATTAGATAGTGAATGGGTAAGAACTGTGCACATGAAATAATGTAGTGACGAATTCTTCTCATAATGGATAGGGAATGAGCTCTGGCAAAGTTGATAATAACTATGCCAGTCCGCAGCCGTTAAACGGCTATCCAAATAATAATATTCCAATCGTTGCTACAATTGTTACAGGACCGGGTATATGGAATTTCTTTAATGCCCTTGCATTCGTTATACTTATTACTCTCGTGTTCATGGGCATTTTTTGGGCACTAAGCAGTGCTGCATATGTTGCCGAAATTCGTGCGAATTGGAATAAGTATAGATGTGATCCTGGAGTTATGCCATTTGCATCAATATATGGACACGATACTGCAGAAAATTTCAATTATTGTGTTGGTAACATATTTAATGTACAGTCCCTTGACATAACTGGTCCATTTACAGCAGTAATATCACAATTTACAAGTGTATTATCTATCATGATGAATTCAATTAATACACTGCGTGTATCACTTGCAACACTGGGTGGTGGTGTAAATGTCATATTTCAAGAATTTGTGGACCGTATTTCATCATTCTTTTTTCAAGTACGCCTATCTGCAATTCGCATCAAAGCCCTAATCGGCCGTATGTATACGGTTCTCTTTGCGGTAATGTACATGGGCCTTTCCGGTGTGACTGGCATGACAAGTTTCTCACACACTGTTTTATTCGGTTTTTTGGACACATTCTGCTTCATTCCAACAACTGAGGTTAGTGTCCTTTTACAGGGTACAGGTGAACCTCAATGTATTCCAATTGCAAATGTGCAGATAGGTGATGTATTATTGCCGACCAAATCCCGAGTAACTGCAAAGTTCCATTTTGCGGCACATGGACAACCGATGGTAGAGATTATACACGATAATACAAGTATTCATGTCAGCTCTAATCACTATTTAGCACATGAAGATAAGTGGATCAGGGCAGATAAACATCCACATGTAAAAGGGCCTCCAACCCCATATGAGGCCAATTCACTCATTTGTCTAAATACGGATAATCACATTATTCCAATTGGCCCATATAAATTCAGAGATTACGATGAGACGGAAGAGGGCAATGTAGATGATAAGACTATGCGATTTATAGAGCATCGTATTAATGCGGTAAAAACAGTCCCCATATCATACCCATTCACGGAATACTGTCCTGCATTAGAGCGTTCTACACAGATTAAACTTGCAGATGGATCCACACAGGCAGTTGCAGATATACCACTCGGTACGAAGCTGTCAACAGGATGCAATGTTATAGGAAAGGTCCAGCGGGAGATTCGTGAATATTGCACTATCCCGCATAAACTTTCATCATCAACACTTGTATGGAATAAGAAGATTAACCAGTGGACACGGGCCTTTAAAATGTCATCATTTTGGATCACCTCGGTAAAACCGGTTGTTTTCATTTCACTCTTCGTTTCACCGTCATCTATTATAGAATTAGCAGATGGAACAATGATTCGTGATAGTATGGAACTGTTCTCTCCGGATGCGGAAATGTATTATGCCGAGCAATTAAAACAGCTAAACACATAAGATGCTGGTCTGGCCCTTTATTTTATTAACGCTAGGGTTGACCGCAGGATTAGGATATGTAATATCGCAGGTTGAACGGGATAAGATAATGCAAAACTGGGAAGAACGACGGTGTGAAGTACCAATTATGACAATGGGATCATATTTCAAACCCGCAGATGATCCCCGCACACCTAGCCAATTTTCTAAGGATAACTTCTCATTTTGCATGGACCGGTTAGCAAAGGCAGTTACATCTGAAGTTCTCACCCCATTGGGTAATGTATTCACTGCTCAAAGTGGTATAGCTGGAACTATTAGTAATGCAATGAATGTGATCCGTACAATCATTAAGGCAATCTACGACAAATTCATGGAATTTATCAGTGGGTTTATGAAAAAATATGTGATGGTAGCACAACAGGTACGTGCAGTAACACTTCATTTAAAGGCTGCGTTTCAGAGGGCAAATGCAATTGTATTTGGCATGGTTTTTATGGGTCTTACGATGATACAGGGTATGATGAATACGATGAGTTTTGTGTTTAAAGTTGTTCTCATTATTCTTGCAATTATGATAGTTCTGCTCATAATCCTATTTTTTATTCTTCTACCATTTATGCCAATTATTATGGGGGTAATTGCTGCGATTGTGGCAGGGGCTGTAGGAGCAATGGCGGGAACTGCCGCATCATATGGATCTTCCTTTTGTTTTGCACCAGATACATTGATTGCGATGGCCGATGGAACATCATGTAATATTAAGGATATTAGACTGGGTGCGGTCCTATCAGATAGAGGGGTAGTTGAATCAGTTATGAAAATGTCCGGTAAATCGGTTAAACTCTGGAATATGAATGGAATCTATGTAACTGGATCTCACTTAGTGGAAACACGCCCTGATTCTAATTCATGGCATTCCGTTGCAACTGATCCACGGGCAGTAAAAACGTCATATAGGGAAGGATATATATATTGTTTAAATACAACAACTCATACAATTCCTGTTAATACTGCGGATGGATCAATGATTACTTTTAGAGATTGGGAAGAATTGGCAGATAAGGACGCATATGGCCATTATGAATGGAACTATAGGGTACTACAAGCACTTAATTCTAGTAAGTCATATAAGCAGTGGGCAGATTCAATTAATTCATCAATCTATTATCCAGCAGTAGCACCGTCTACATATATTGAAACACCATTGGGAAATAGGAGGATATGTGATATACATATTGGTGATTTAGTGTATGATCAAAATCATATACCAACTGATGTAATTGGAATAATACATAGTACTACACGTGTATCAAAACAGGCACTACTTAAAGGAACATGGGCGACAAATATGATCTATAAGGTTGCAGGTGTATGGAAACGCATGGTATCAAATACATGTGAGCCGAGCGTACCTGTCATGGGAATGCACCTTATAACTGAAGAGGGAAGTTTCATTACTGTAGATAATTCTGCAAGTAATATTTCAACAATATACAGGGACTTTACAGAAGTTGGGTATACACAGATTGAAACTATTAATCATTGTGTTGAAGATAGACTCCGGATACCCTAATAAATTGTCGCATCTCTTTACAGAATTACGATGAGAACATCATTTCTGATCACGGGTTTACTTTTACTGCTGGTTGCTAATATTGTAATGGTGTATAGCATGACTGCCCGTGTTAGTACGGAGGGTTTTTCAAGCTATTTCCTGGAGAATGCGGGGGGCGCAAAAAAGGGATACCAGCCGATGGGACCATTTGATGATATCAAAGTCTCTACGGGTAACTCGGTGAGCACATGGCGCTACACAGCTCCAGACGAGCCACTACTTGGGCCAGAATTCAAGCCTGGCTCCGACAGCCTCTTCATCTTCAGAAATAATCAGAGCAAACCAGAGTGCTGTTCTGCATCATACTCGTCTGATATGGGATGTGTATGCACAACACCACAACAGCGCAACTATATTAATATGCGTGGTGGTAATCGCACAGTTGAGGATGGCATTTAGACATATTATAATTAATTTACTAAATTTGGTTAATATAGTTTTTAAGCATTTTTACAAAAATGCTTAAAAACTAATCTTACTAATACCCGGTTCCAACTAAATTGATGGTACAGAAATAGGGATGAATGCGGCTAAGGTTAACAATACGGGTATGAATTCAATAGTTACGAATGCTACAAATAAGATATCTAATGTTACAAGCTCATTTGTAAATTCTGGCACAAATGCTATGAAAAACATTGCAGGTATTATGCCATCTAATATGAATTCAATGGTCACGAATGCTGCAAACTCATTTGTAAATTCTAGCACGAATGCTATGAAAAACATTGCAGGGCCAATTAATCAATCCATAAAGAATATTCCGAGCGGTGGCCCATCTATGAGTTTAATTATTGGCATTGCTATTATTATTATTCTAATTGCTTTCATAATTATGTTTAATAGGCAAATTACGGGTACACTAAATACGGTTATAGCCAAGATTCGTATGTGGTTAGGCTTTACTGGTATGGAGGTACAGGAGATTGTAAAAGAGGCTGGACAAGATCTGCAACATGTAGTACCTGATATTGAACAGGCAATAACTGTGAATAAATTCTTACCCGGCAAGAAACAGGTTTTCAATGTTTCAGAGAATCATTATACGTACAGTGATGCGGAGCCACTATGTCGTGCATTTGGAGCAGAACTTGCTACATATGAACAGGTGAAAAAGGCATGGGAGGATGGCGCTGACTGGTGCAATTATGGTTGGGTAAAGGGACAGGGTGCAGTATATCCGACGCAGCAGGCATCATGGGATAAACTACAGACCGGCACAGATGATGAGCGACTACAGTGTGGTATGCCAGGCGTAAATGGGGGTTATTTTGATAATCCTCAGCTACGATTTGGTGTAAATTGTTATGGAGATAAGCCTGGAGAGTCAGAGCATGATATAAAGCGAACATTACAGGGTACAAATGAGCCACTTACGCCAGAAGCTAATGCGCAACTTAAGAGACAGCTCAAATATCGCTCAGAAATGGGAGAGATTGGTGTATTACCATTTAAACCAGGATCATGGACGGAATAGGTGAATATATAATTATCTAATTATCTAAATATCATTTGATTGCGGCCGATGACGATCTTTGCCATATTCAAGTAAATATGGGTCAATTGTTCGCCGAATATCATCATCTTCATCCGAATCAAGCCAAGACGTGCGATCATATACATCATTTGTTATAGGTGATGCATCAATATCAATGAGGTAAAAGAGCACAGTTGGTAGTTCAGTCCAAAGGCGCTCAGCAAATTCACTATCATCTGCGAAATGGTTAATCTGAAAATCTCTCTTGAGTTTATCCCACATCCATGGGCCACACTTAAAGTCAAGATAGAATATAAGATCTTCCATCATATAATTCATGTGTCGCCCATAATCACCAATATAGGTTGTATTATGCCGTCCATATTGGTTTTTATCAAATCTATAAAGGAAATTCAGTAATGTATTCGTGGAATGATACTGATTTTTGGCCAATGAATAGCCACGTTTTTTAAATTCTGGAATAATACCATCACGAATAAATTCCTCAGCCCACTCTACCACCGTATAACTTCCTGCATCGGGTACAGAATACTGTCGCTCTATCCAATTATTCCACTCCATGTTAGTTTATTTACAATATGGTTCTACATATATACGGTGACTGTAATTTAAGTCCCTATTGTGGGCAATGGTGGAACTGCCATTCCTGATTTTCGCAGTTTCTTATTAACGTCATATCCACGATTTGTTCGTATATAGTTCATAATTTCGGCAGTATCGTCTTTTCCAAGTCCTTTCTTCTGAAAATATTTATGTAGAAGCTCTTCAATGCGCATAAGTGACAGTGCTTTTGGGTTACGCTCTTCTATAACATTTAGTGTACCATTATTAATTTGGATGACAGCATTTTCCATGCGATTTGTTCGTAGATAATCAATAACATTTCCCTCAAACTTGTCCTTTACTTGACGTGCTGTTGTAGCCTGCTTATATAGTGATGATGCAAGAGTATCATAATGTAACCAGCTACGTACAAATGTGCCTATTTGACCGGGGTCACTCATCCTCTGAAATGATCATTATGAAATGTGGAGACCAATCAACCCCCACTTTTCAATAATGTTTTACATGTAGGGCATTGTAATATGTCAGGTCGGCGCAAGAGTAGTAATACAAATGTGAGGATAACAAAGAGAAATACTGCTCCAAATAGGCAAAATGCAATAATCATATAGGGAAATGTTCGTTTAAGAATATAGTTCATAAATGGGTCAATTACAAGTTCTTGAATGAATTCCTTAGTGTCAGTACTTTGAAGTGTATGTGCAAATTGATTTACCCATTCTTTGATCTTCTTTGCAAAGAGATCCTTGGGTGCCCGGCTCATAATTTATTCCTGCGTTGGTTTTTTAATTGTATTTCTGAGCGCTGGATTCAGAGAAATGTCGGCTACCTTTGCAAAACCGCAGTATTCTAAGATTAAGAATGCGGCAGGTAATCCTGAACCATGTTATACATTTGCAGTACTTACATCAATGCCATTGTCTGGTTCTATTGATCGTAAAGAAACACCAACAGATGAAGCACTTCTTATTCAACTTATGAAGGACGATGTTAGTAGTAATTGGTTACAATCATTTTTAGGCGCATTTCTACAATCTGCACAGCAGTACTTTACAAAAAAATATACAATTGATGTATTGATTAAGTACCTTAATCATAAACTGTCCAGCGCAGCAGACCCATCTGTTGAAGTCAAAGCTGCTACGGTGGATTCTGAACAGGCCGTTTTTAATCCATCTGAAGTTATTATATTTCAGGGGCGGTTTACACTTGTATGGAATGTTAAATATGAGAATATGATGATTCCGGGCTTTGGCGATGATGAGGTGTCAAAAGATGCTACGGAGCTTTTTGCAGTTGACGATATTGATGCGGATCTGAATGATGACGGTGAGCTACCTAGCTCCTCCCGACACTATGAAAAGCGCAAAGTGAAGGAAGCTAGGCTACGGGCGATTTTGACTCAATATAAGGCTGAGCGATCTATGGCCCGTTATTTGGAAAAATACGGAGAAGAATATACTGATTCCGAATGGTCAGGTTCCGAAAGTGACTCTGATTAGAAATTTCTTGTCGGCATACTTTTATAGAAACGTATGGCAGGTAAGATGCAGAACTCTGTCTTAATCGCCCTTATTGTCGTCGTTGTGATATTTATACTTTATCAGTATGATCGGTCCCTTTTTGGCCTTCTAGGTCGTCGTTATGAGGGATTCGTTACGGCGGGAGTACCCCTAGCAAATGCTCATGGGAATGAGGGTGCTGGTCAGATGGCGGCACCCGGTAAACCAACTGCAAGACTTGCTAAAGAGGGACTTGCAGTAGCAAATAGTACTATGATTGCACAGCCACCCGCATTTGGTGATAGTGCTAGAACTCAGCCTGAAGGTATCCCTGGTACGAACTCAAATGGTGCTAAGAAAGAGGGTTTTGCAGACCTTGCATCATTTGAAGGTCCGGCCAGCTTTGCGAGTGTTGATGCCCCAGCGGGTTGCTACCCTCGTGATCAGCTGACTCCCAGTGAGCTCCTTCCGATGGATCAGACATCAATCTATGCTCAACAGAATCCTATGGGCCCTGGCTCCCTTAAGGGCAAGAACTTCCTCAGCGCTGGTGCGCTGATTGGAGTGAATACTGTTGGACAGTCGTTACGTAATGCTAATCTGCAGCTCCGCTCAGAACCGGCAAACCCTCAGGTGCCAGTATCCATATTCTCTAACTCTACGATTTCCCCGGATATCTCACACAGACCTCTTGAGATTGGTGCGTAGTTATAGTATATATATGTTAATATTATTGATATAAGTGTTATATCAATAATATTAGACCATTGATATAATGTACCAATAATTGTAGACACCGTGTATATTATACCTTTTATCATTTCAAACGGCTACTTTATTTTATAAATATATAATAAATATATATAATAAATGAAATTAATTAATTTTCCAATTAGATATGTGCCAAAAAATATAACAAGGAAAGATAAACAAAAACAAATTAACATGCTAATAAAATCAAAAAAACTATATAAAAAACATAAATATTATACACGCAAAAAAATAGCATCTTACAAAAATATACAATCAAAACACATATTAAATGCTCGTAAAATATATAATATTCAAAAAATAATACCTAATAAAGAATTATCACTAAAAACTGGATGTACAATATCAGCATTAAATAAAATTGTTAAAAAAGGAGAGGGGGCATATTATTCATCTGGATCAAGGCCAAATCAATCTCCACAATCGTGGGGATTAGCACGATTAGCAAGTTCATTAACTTCTGGAAAATCAGCTGCAGTTGATTATGATATAATAAAAGATGGTTGCAATCATAAACAAAAAGCATTTATTTTAGCAAATAAATCAAGAAAAAAATATAAATATGGACATTCAAGGACAGTCAAAGACAAAAAAATACACATTTGAAATGATAAAAGATATAAAAAATTGAGAGATATATTATATTGCATATGTAAATAATGGAATTTACAGCGGCTGGCACAATTTTTACAGATGGTAAACTACTACTTGCAGGTTATCAACCAAAGAAGACAATACCATGTATTAGTGGAATTGGTGGTAAAAGAGAGGGTGAAGAATTATATATGACAACTGCTATACGTGAAACAATTGAGGAACTGTTTGGAATAGTGGATATTCCTTCAAATCTTATTGAAGAGATTAATCTTAAAATTATTCCACAGTCAATAGAACAAAATGGGGGCTATATTATTGCAATATATTCATTCATTGATCTTATACAAATACTAAATATTGTTAGTAGCTATTCACTACCGACACCACTATATGAAGTATTGCCCATATCACTTCATGAATTACTCTTTAATCGCACATATACATGTGAAGCAGAAATATCACACCTTGTACTTCTACCAGTTGTTAGTCAACTAACTATAGATAACGATTTATTACAGGATATTTCCCTATATAACTTAAAGTTGAATACACTATTAGATAGTACGCATGTTGTATAGTGAGATAATTAATAGTCAAGTATCAGTAAAACACACTTTAGTTAAAACAGTATCACCGCCGCCTGAGCCCCTTCTGCTTAATCCCGAGCTGGTGCGAGAGCGCTAAATAAAATTGTGACAAATCCGACTTGCGTTCTTTCAAGGCATACTTTACCTCTCTTCACGACTCCTTTTGTTTGGTAGCGATTTAAAATATCTTCCCTTTTAATATATAAATGCGTATTGCAGTTATTGTATATGGTAGACTTAACAAATGTGTTGAACATTACAACAACATAATGGAAAGCTTAGGGGAAAGTAATGATATTGACTTCTTTGTTTCATCCGACAATTCATCTGAATCCATGTTAGGTGATTTTGTTAGTTTATATAAACCAGTATTGTATAATAACAGCCCTATACATTATGACGTTGATTTAGGTAAATATCCAGGCAAAAGAATTGAAACAAATATTCATAATATGACTTGTCATTTTATTAACAAAAACAGAGTGTTTATATTATTAGAAGAATATATAAATAAAAACAATATTGAATACAATTGTGTTGTTTCGTTGAGAATCGATTGTGTGTTTCAAAATAAGTTTAACTTTAATTTTTTGGAAGATAATAATATTTATATTCCTTCAGGTTGTGATTTTGTAGAGAATTGTATAAATGATCAAGTTGCGTATGGAAAGATAGATGTTATGAAAAAATATAATTCTATAAATGCAGTTGATTTATTAGATAAAAAACTTTCTATACCACATCCAGAATCTTTAAATAATGCGAATATTAGACTTTATAAATTAAACATAGTTAGACCTTGTATAAATTATTATTTGGATAGATAAAGACCGATAAACATTAAAAATGCCCAATTCAGTGGTGTGTCAGGCGAGGTTGGGGTCAGCGAAGGGGATGGTAGTGATGATATCGATGGCAGCAGCGATGACGAGTCTTAAAATTATTCCACAGTCAATAGAACAAAATGGGGGCTATATTATTGCAATATATTCATTCATTGATCTTATACAAATACTAAATATTGTTAGTAGCTATTCGCTGCCGACACCACTATATGAAGTATTGCCCATATCACTTCATGAATTACTCTTTAATCGCAAACATATATGTGAAGCAGAAATATCACACCTTGTACTTCTACCAGTTGTTAGCCAACTAACTATAGATGTTGATTTATTACAGGATATTTCACTGTATACGTTGAATAGTAAGGAAAATCCCTAATATAAGAAACTCATAATAACTACTAAAATATTACTAAAATATAAATATTTCAATAGTAGGGATGGCGAGTATTATACAATCGGTTCTTGGAAATATTTTTCCATCACAATTTCCACTAATATCTATCAAATCATTGGTTGATGGACGTACATATAGGGTTCGTGATATGGCCGACAAGCAACAGGCTGCAGATTTACTTGCAAAAGTTCGTCTTCGTATTTCTACACTTTGCGATTCACTTGAAAAAAAGTACCCTGACAAGGAGCAAGTCAAACAAATTACTCGTAATTTCCGTGCTGACCCCGACCGATTTTTAGAGGCTACTCCCGACGCACAACATACCTCATATTCTGTCAATAAAGGGGATTCTGTTCACTTGTGTCTTCGTCAACGACAGGGATCTAATGAAAGCCTCGTACAAGAAAATGTAATGGTATTTGTGGGTATTCATGAACTCTCACATATTTGTACAAAATCTGTGGGACATACCCCAGAGTTCTGGAATAATTTCGGCTGGTTGTTAAAAGAGGCAGAGGGTTCTGGTCTCTATCAGTATACTGATTTTCAGGCACAGCCAGTCTCATACTGCGGGATGTCTATTACAGATTCTCCCCGATATGATCCAAAGAAAGATGGTGCAGATTTGTCTATTGGAACTATTCAGTAACCCATGGCTTTAATGTTTCTCCAACACTTTCTGCTAGTGCTTCTGGACAGTATCCACCTTCCAATATGAATAGGACAGGGCATCCCATTGTTTCTTTTAGCACGGCGCTCATTATTCCATATGTCCCCGATCGTAATTTCATGTATTGCATAGGGTCACTAAAATGCGCATCATATCCAGCACTTACAATTAACACATCAGGTTTTCCCAGATATGGGATAGCCCGAGTGCGAAATGCATGTAAATATTCAGTGGCTTTTGTACCTTTTGGCAAGGCAATATTAAGTACATTGGCATCTTCCGAGTCGGCTCCTGTTCCAGGGTAGATATCACGACCATATGCATGCATTGATACAAATCGTATGGTAGGCATACGGCGAATGCATTCACGTACACAGTTTTCAGTGCCATCGCCATGGTGAACATCCCAATCTAATATTGCAACGTTTCGTATCCGCCGTTTGTAGAACTCTTCTACGGTAAGCCATACATTATTAAGATGGCAAAATCCCCGTGAACCAGTATTCATACCAACATGATGCCCAGGTGGTCGTATTGCAATAAATCCGCACTGCAAACCCTTATATGCAATCATTTCAGCGGCCTGTGACAACATATGTATACCTCTTTCACAAATTATTCGTGTATACTTTGTGTGATACGTATCACCATCGGTTGCTTTGTGCCATTCAATACGTCCCTCTAATTCAGTATTATATGTTTCAGCAGGCGGTTCAATATCAAGTACATTTGGTTCATCATCTATAACAGTTCCCCGATTGTAATTCATTACAACCCATGTGAGTTTCCCTTTCATAGTTTGTAGAAGATGTTTTACAATTTCTCGCACCCGTTCAGGATTTTCAGGATGCATGTCATCGCCACTATGGTAGTTATGTGATTTATCATACCAAAAATGGGGCTTCATATTCATAGCACAGTATTTATACAACCTCCGTGCAGTGTATAAAGTGTGTCAATTTTTCATAAATAACGGGTAGGTGTATGTCTGTCTTCAGTGATATAGATCAATTATTGAATCCTGGCTTTCTTACGAGTTTTCGTGAGGATATGCCCCCGGTTCAATGTATTATATGGAAAGGTGCAGAAGAATTTGAAACAATAACCTTTGATAAGGTCTTTCCATTTGACCAACTAGATGATATAAAACGTATGTTATGTTCGCATTTCAAGGAAAAACCGTATTTTCATCCTAAATATGTATTTGTTGGTGTACCACTCGGTACAGACAGTATAGATGCACCAACAATGGATACTACATATCTCCCATTGGACTACCTCTGGTTTCCGCCAGGATCGTCTA